CAACCGCCAGTAACGTCATTACTGGGTCACTGCTCGCTTTCGGTATGGAAGCTGATAAGGCGCGCTATGTGGCCAACATTCTCTTCCAAACGGTCGACACTGGTGTTGTCAAGTTCGAAGAATTGGCACAAGGTCTCGGTGTTGCCATGGCCCCGGCTGCCGCGTTAGGCGTGCCGCTGGAGGAGCTTGGCGCAGCGATTGCAACCATGACAGTTAAGGGAATGCCTGCCGCCCGCGCACTGACCTCCCTGACGCGAATCTTGATGCAATTCCTTGATCCATCGGAGTCCGCAGTGGCCGCAGCGGAAAGTGTTGGTTTTTCTCTTAGTGCTCAAACTATCGAGACGTATGGCTTGATGGGTGCGATGAAGAAGCTCAATGAAGCGACGGGTGGTGATGTCGAACTCCTGGCCGATATGTTTGACCGCCAGCGGGCGCTGGTTGGTGGATTCACGTTGTTGAATGACAACGCTAAGACCTACGAGGCAACTCTGCTTAAGATGAACGGCGCGCAGGAAGACCTCGGTGCGCTGGAACGGGCATGGGAGCAGCGACAAAAGTCACTAACTATTCGTTTGGGGCTAATGAAGTCGGCCATCCTTGGTGTAATCGTACCGGCACTTCAGCCATTTTCGAAGAGTTTGTCATACGCTGCTGACGCTATAAGCAGATTTATTGCCGACGAATCGGGCCTCTTTGTTTGGCTTAAGCGTATGGCAGGAATCGAAGGTCTAACCGAATCCTGGGAAGATTTCACGGGTGCTATTCAAAGGCTAAAGGGCGAGGGCGGCGGTAAACTGCCCCTCATGTTTGCCGGTATGTTCATTGTGCTACGTGATGGCATTCCACGTATCATGGAGCTTCTGGCTATTCTCCTGCGTGTCGGTACGTGGGCTGTCGAAAACAAGGCCGTTATCATTGCTATTTCGCTAGCATTCGGGCTGATGTTTGCTCAAGCTCACCCGTTGCTTGCGGTGTTCCAGGCTCTCTTCATTCTCGTTGGGTATATGGATCAGAATTGGGGTGATTGGCGGGTTAAGATTCTTGGTGTCACAGCAGCAGTGGTACTCGCGGTATCGGCATTCATGCAACTGCGGGACGCCTTCATGATGACACGCTCCGCAATGTTCCTGTTCCAAGGTGTGGCCAGCGGAATTGCTGGTGGTAAGGGCGTGGGCTTCATCGAAGCAGCGGTTATCAACCTCCGGCGAGCGGTGCTTGAAACGGTTGGTAAAGTCATTTACTTCTTCACTTCGATCCGAGACTCCGCATTGCAGGCCGGAGACAAGGCATGGCGTGTGGCGCGCGCCCTAGGTGACATTATTACGAAGGCGGCCAGTGGCGTTATTACTGTCACTGTAAAGACGATTCAGGTCACGGAGCAAGCGGCCGCGACCGGTAAAAAGGCTGTCAAGAAGGGCATTATTGCCGGCCTGATTAAGGGGCTGCCGCAAGGCATCGCATTAGGTATCGGCGGCGCTATCGTAGCTGGTCTCCAACTCGCCCTGGTGGGTGTTACGGCGGCCGCCCTCATCATCGCCGCTGCGCTTGTTTTAGCAATCATTGGCGTCATTATCGCGGGCTTCCTGATCTACAAGTACCGCAAAGAAATCTGGGCAGGACTCAAGACGCTGGGCCGTATCCTGAAGGAATTCTTCACCCAAAAGCTCCCGGAGATGATGCAGCCACTGCTTGATGGTATGAAGACGTTCTTCACACAGACGCTACCAGCAAACCTTAAGACGATTGCCGTCGCAGCTGCGGTTGCCATCGTCGCTGTGATTGTGCAAGCAATCATTGCCCCCATTATCGCGGGCTTCCTGATCTACAAGTATCGCAAAGAAATCTGGGCAGGACTCAAGACGCTGGGCCGTATCCTGAAGGAATTCTTCACCCAAAAGCTCCCGGAGATGATGCAGCCACTGCTTGATGGTATGAAGACGTTCTTCACACAGACGCTACCAGCTTGGGCCAAGCGACAATTCACGGGGGAGAACATGGGGCGATGGTTCGGTCGAATCCTTATGTCGGCCATCCTGCTTGTGTTCTGGCCCGCTGTACTTATCTACAAGTTCCGCGAAAAGCTGCGTGGCTTCGTACAGGCTGTAGGCGGGTTCTTGGCCGATCTTCCGGGTCTAATCGCTGCGAAGATTGGCCCAGCGGCCAAGATCATCTTGGGTTGGTTGGTCGATGTCGCTAAGTGGGCCGTGGCCTTCGAGATGAAGGTGCTCGAATTCGAAGGTAAGGTCGCGGCGTTCGTGGCAGGAATTCCAGGTCAAATCGCTGCGTTCATCGGCGATCATTGGAAGGATGTCCTCGACTTCTTGGTCGATGTCGCTAAGTGGAGCTTCTACCTGGAACGGAAGATCGCTGAATTCATCCTCCGCGCGGCCCCAGTCATGATCGCGCTTTCGGGCAAGATTGCGGCGTGGATTGGTGAGCATTGGAAGGACATCATCGGGTTCTTGGTTGACCCCGAAGCCTGGTGGGGTGTCTTCAAGACTCTTATCGAAACCTTCGTCGATCTGGTGACTCAGCGGGTGGCCCCTTTGCTCGCCGGTATTGGCACGGCCATCGCCCAAGGCATCCGGGATGGTATCACGTCTGCCTTCAGCGGGCTTGGTGAATTTCTCATGGACGCGATCCGAAGTGCAGTCGCCATCGTACCGGGATTCGTTCTTGACTTCGTTAGTGGAATCATTCCTGGTATGAATGATATCATCAATTGGCTTAAAGAAGATGGTGGCAACAACGCGCCGTATCGTGGCGGTGTACGTGGCTTCGCACATGGAGTTCGCAATTTCATGGGCGGCTTGGCGCTAGTCGGCGAACGCGGCGCTGAGCTTGTCCGGCTGCCGCGCGGCGCGGATGTGTTCCGCCGCGAGGATGTTGGCCAAACGCTCCGGGGCGCGGGTGGCCTGAGTGTGAGCGCGGAGGTGAACATCACGACCTCGCTGCTCAAGGACTACCAGGAGTTGAAGGCGCGCCTGCTCCGCGACGTGGAGGAGAAGCTGGATGATGCGGCCGCCACGGCAGGTCTAGCGAAGCCACGACTGGGAACATTGGGTGCCGGGATTCCGCGAACATAGAGGTAATTGACGATGGCTCAAAACTGGGTTTTTTCCACGTATACGTTCCCGACCGCAGACTCGCCTGGCCGCGGCCAGAGTGACGAGTGGAACGATGAGGAGAAGCTGGTTGAGCACGACCCGCTGAACGCGAACGTGACGATCCTGACTTCCTGGGGCTTCAGGAGCCGCCGCCGTCCCATTAGCGGCGTCTGCGGCCAGATGACCCGCGATCAGATGCGCACGTTCCATCGCGCTGGGACTGTTGCCGCGCTCACTGACTCGGAGGGGCGAAGCATTACCGCACGCATTGTCCGCACCGACTTCCAGACGATCATTCCGACTGGCCGCTATCGATACACCATCGAATTCATGGAAAGGGCATAAGCGATGACCCTCTCGGCTCTCGAAGAACGCATCTTTGCCACCGACCGCAAGGCTCAACTTGTGGTCACGATTGGTGGCCAGGTCATCCCTGTTGGCTTGGATGCATCGGGTAACATCAAAGGTGTCGATGTCGACTTCGACATCGAACAGGTTCCGCCGACGGCCGCCATGACCTTCGCCAAGGAACAGCAGCCCGACAAGAAGTCCGGTATCCCTAACTGGGTCGAGCGCGGGATGGATGTGTTGATCGATGGCGGCTACGACGGCGAATTGACTCGCATCTTCACGGGCCGTATCAAGAAGCGCCGACACGGAGTTGGGGCCGACACTATTGACTGTGTGGGACGCACGGGCAAGCTCACGCGCCCGTACCGCGTGGAACCGGCGAAGGTCTTCGTAGCAACGGACGCACGGGCAGCTATCATCGACATCTTGGATGATTACGGTGTCGACTTCACGCCCGCAAACGGCGAATCCTATGACATCGATCCCATCTTGATGAGCGATGGCAACCCGTGGATTATGGGGACGAAAGTCGATGCGGTGCTGGACATGGCTCCGCCCTCGGATATGATTCGCAAAATCGCAGACGTGTACGGGAATCGTGTGTATGAGCTTCCGTCCGGCACGCTTCGAATCCGTGAGTTGCTTGAGGTTCCGGCTCCGACTGGCTTCCGCACGTACACGACGGACACGATTGGGGCCGAATCGACGACGCAAAGCACGCTGACCTACAGCGATGCCAACATTGATGCGGTATCCCTTCTGGGTAATGTTGCGGCCAATACTCGTCGGTCACAGGGCTTCGTTGCTGGTGCGTCCGGTGGCCCCGTGTCGGTATCCATTTGGGCGCGCAGGATTGGTGCTCCCCTGGATGGTCTGCGCCTCTTCATCTATCGAGATGATGGCAGCGGTTTGCCCAGCACCGCGGCCGATGCCGTGATGGCCGAGGGCCAATTTAACTTCAACGGCCAACTTCTCGATCTCGTAACCTACACGAAAGTGACGATCCCGATCCCGGCTGCCGCTCAGCTAGTTAGTGGCGACACCTATCACTTGGTCATCGACCGAACGGGCGCGCTGGATGCTGTCAACCATTATGATATTGGTATCGAACAAGCCGCGCCGGGCTACGCTGATGGCGTCGCGGGTGTCTACGGCAGTGTATCCTGGCTCGCCGAGGACGCAGGCGGTGACGGGGCCGATCATCCATTCGAGATCATCACCAATTCGTTCGCTGCCTTGCGCATGCTGGACATCGGGGATGACGAGGACGAAGATCAGATCAAGAAGAAGTTCACTGTACGCGGCGCGGTGTATCCTGACACGAATGACGACGGTGATTTCCAGGCGCAAGTCAAGCAGACCGTCGCAATCGACAGTGATGAGCTAGTAGCAGGCGATCCTGAATTGTTCGCCATGACCTACCAGAATGATCTCATCGACACGGCGCAGGTAGCGGCCGATGTCGCGCTCCGACTGATCGACAAGTACCACCGCGTACTTGAGACTATGGAGGTCGAGGTGCCGTTCGATCCGCGAATGCAGTTGGGCACGACCATCACCATCGACGACCCGGCCGTGACGGGGCGAACCGGCAATTGGTGGGTGCACGGATACCGGCACTCACTCACGCCCGGCAACGCGGTCACGCAGTTGAGCCTGTTCGGAGGCGACCAGTCGGGGACGACCGGCCTGCTGCTGCCGCAGCCGGACTTCACTTGGGTCATCGAGCGCGAGCTTATCGGCACCGCGCTTATGGCGATTGTGACGTTCACCAGTACCTCGCAGGACTTGGACGGTTGGATCACCAATTATCGCTGGGTGGATAACTATGCCGGAGGCGCGAACGATGTGACGGGCGAACTCACGAGTGTCACGTTCGCCTACGATCCTGCGGTCGACGCCGCCATCGACATGACGCTTACGGTCACGGACAATGACGGCAACACGGCCAGCGTCACGTACAGCATTGACGTGACGACCGATAACGAAGACGTCTACGCGCCAGTCGTGTCCTGTGCCGCAGGCAATACCTGCATGGCGACGTTCGACGGAGGTCGATCCTGGCAGGACATCGCTACGCCTAGCGGCGAAGCCCGCGAGACGGCGATCACGTACAACCCGGCCGAGCCGCAGGCGAATATGGTCGTACTGTTCGGCACGACCACGGGGCGCATCTACCGCTCGATTGACGGGATGGCGACCCTGGTTCTGGAGTACACGGACGCCGACGGCGACGCAATCACGGCGATCAAGGCCGACACGCATCGGCGCGGCATCGTTTGGGCCACGACGACCGACCGCGTGCTGCTGTCGCTCGATTATGGTGACACCTGGGGCGTATACACGGACTTCAACAATAGCGCCAACTGGCCACGACATGGAGCCGGACACGTCAATACGGGCCCGACTGACCCTCGACCGATCAACGCTATCGAGGTCTCTGATCCGAGTGTCAACCGCATCTGGATTTTCGGCGGCACGGGCGATGTTGTCGAGTCCTGGTTCGCTACCAACCATCTGCCGGATGGCGGCGCGATCTGGTGGTCGGAGATTTCGCAGGGCGATGGTGTTGGTGCCGCCGTGCGCAACGCCAACGAGACGGTCGTCGATTTCGTTGTCTCTCACGGCACGTCGGGAGACCTGGGCCTCATCTTCGAGCGCACTGGCGCAGGCGTCCCGACCAATCCCTACATCTACAGCACGGATTTCTTCCCTGTCGGCGCGGCTAATTGGCTGGTCGGCGGCGGCGCGTTCGTCGCGCCGGGCGTGGATGGCGTGGCCGTTGCAGGGAATAATAACCAGGTTGAGCAATTCGGTGCACTGCTTGATAACAGGACGTTCTACGTGGCAAACGACGGCCGAAGCTGGTGGCCGATTGTGGACGTGCTACCAGGCACCGTCGCCAACCGCCCGCACGATCTGGTGAACGTTGCGGCCTGGAAGGACATCTACCTCGCGGCCACGGATGAGGGTATCGCCAAGAGCATCGACTATGGCGCGACCTGGGCCTTCTTCCGGCCGGTAGGTGCACCAATCAACACGACTTGGCCCGCCGGTGCCATCGGCTGGGACATTGCGATTGAATATCGTCGTCCGCGACAGTTCAACCTGGCAGCCATCGTCATGTCGGCTGCGGCTGACCCCACGTCGGAGAATGCCCTGGCCGTCCGCACGCAAAGCGGTGGCTGGGAGGATCACGGCCCGGTGCCGACCGCCCGTATCAACCGGCCGCATCGTCTGTGGCATTTCCCACAGATCAGTGACCAGGTACTCTTCCACGTTCGATATACGGCGGTAACGATGGATCACTCCGAGGTGCTGTATCGCACGCCCGATCAGGGCACGACTTGGGTGAGCTTGGGCGTTGCGCCAATGTTGTACACCTACGCCATGGCCCACGCACCCGACGGCACGCTCTGGGCCACGGGTGAGTCTCACGCTGGCGGCCATGCCGCTGGTGCCTTCTTCGCGCACGAAATCTTCCGCAGCACCGATGAGGGTCTCACCTGGGAGAAGGTGTTCGAGGATACGGACACGACGGGCGGCACGCACGCGATGTACAAGGACATCGCGGTCGACCCGAATGATTCGAACCGCGTGATGGCTGTCGGACACTACCCGGCGACGAACATCACCACGTTGTTCTCGAATGACGCAACGGATGGCCTAGCCTCCAATTGGACACGCGCCGCTTCTGGTCTCACGTTCGAAGGTATTGCGCCGCGCTACTGCACGCCATTCATCATGGCAGGGGACGCCGAGCGATGGATCATGGGTCTCCAGCCATCGGGTGTGAATCGCCTGCGCATCTACACGAATGACCAGAATGGCGTTCCGGCTGCGTGGACGTTGCGGTACGACGTGACGACCAGCGTTGCGACCTACGGCTTCGCCGAGCGCTTCCGAGCGGGCAATATCCTGTACGTGCTAGGGACTCAGATCGATGCGGTAAATAGCTACCCACAGTTGCGCTCACTCAATAATGGCCAGACTTGGGAAACGATTGCATCGCACTCAGCGGTGGGGGCGGGTGTGTGGGACTCGCTAACGGATATGCTAATCGTCGGCCGCCGTGCGACTCCGGCTGTTGACCGATTCCCGTATGCTCAACCGCCAGAACCAGGTGCGACCTGGTATCTGGGCATCGATGATGGGCTAGAGGCTGCGATGGGCTACACGCTCGACTGCTTAGTCTCGACGCAGGGCATGGCGATCCTGCGCCGTGCCGCCGCGACTGGTGCGCCGACGGAGCTATGGGCTATCGCCCAACTAGCGGTGGCGGGCGGCGATACGGACATCTGGTTGCGCGAGGCCATCAGTGACGGCTGGCGCAACTATCTGGACATGCCGGACACGATTGCCGCCGAAAACCGCTTCCCGATCTGGCACTTCGACGGTATGGGTGATACGATGTTCCGGCTCAAGATTGGCGACCTGGGTAGCGCCGCGAGCGGTTATGGCGGCCTGCTGGAGCGCAGCACTGATCGAGGACTCACCTGGGCGATGGTGCTGTCGAATGCTGGTTCGCTGGCGCGCGGGCGCAACGGATACCTGTGGGCCACCGCCGACGACCGTGGCGCACCAGCGAGCTTCCAGCCCCGTTCCATTTATCGCAGCATTGACAATGGCATCACGTGGGTGCTCCAGGGCACGGACACGATGGCCGGTGCTGGAGCCGTTATGACGAAGTACACGCAGATTCGCGTTGATCCGAACAACGCCAACCGAATCATGGCCGTCGGTGGTCTCGAAACCGATACGATGCGCTCGGCCTACTCGCCGGATGGTGGCACGACCTGGACGTTCCGCTCTGGCAGCATGAGCTTCCGCGACGGCACGGCAGCAATTGGTAACTTCATCAATCTGGAGGCGGGTGGCGCGAGCCGATGGATCATTGGCCTGTCGCAGAGTAACGGTCTGGCCAAGTTCATCTTTACGAGTGAGGATGCTGGAGCCAACTGGACGCAGAAATACACGGTCGTCACGACGGCCGTCACTAACGGCTGGGTGGACTCGGTGCGTGCTGGTGGCGGCAACCTGTACATGGCGGGCAACGGCGGCGGGGCCGCTGACGCCACGGACGGTCGCGTGGTGGTATCGACGGACAACGGTGACACTTGGGCACCCTTCACCGGCGATGACCGCGCGTCCATCATGGCTGTCACTTACGATAATGGCGAATCAGCGCTGTACATCGGCCGTGCCGACACGGCCAACAACGTGCTGCGGATGAAGAACCCGACGGTGCTGGGTGTGTGGTCGAACGATTCGATCCCATCCGATCCGCGCTTCATCTTGCAGGAAGGACTTGAGGTAGTAGCATAGTAAGATGGACGATCAAACCGCTATGCGACTCCTGGCTAAGATTGCTCCGCAGCCCAACGGCTGCTGGTTGTGGGTGGCTGCCCTGAATGCTGATGGATATGGTGTATTTCGGCTTAGCAGCCCACGCCGAGTGCAATATGCTCACCGACTGGTCTATGAGTTGCTGGTCGGCCCCATCCCTGATGGCCTCACCATCGATCATCTCTGTCGCAACCGGGCCTGTCAGAATACGGATCATATGGAAGCAGTTACGGGCCGGGTTAATACCCTTCGCGGCAACGGCCTGGCGGCCCGGTACGCACGCAAGACGGAATGCCCGGCCGGGCACTCCTACTCTAATGGCAATCTGATTGTCGAACGGAACGGCAGCCGTCGTTGCCGAACGTGCCATAACACACGACGCCGGAAGGAATCACTGATCTCATTGAAGGTAGGCCCATAATGGTACGACGATACCGTACTGCACGACCGGAGAATGAGCTAAAGCTGGCTCTGGCCGAGATTGAGCGCCTGAAGGCGATCACGACTCGGATCACGGACGGCCGTGAGATCGTGCTGATTCCAGGTGATGATCCGGGCGCAGGCGAAATCCCGCCGATGGCGGTGGCCGATCATGTGCTGTATGGCTCTAAGCACACGCGATCGTTCCGTGTGACGGCGGCTGAAGGTGTCAGCCTCGTCATCAGCTATGAACAGGGCCAGATTTGGATTGGCGGCAGCTTCTTCAGCATCGTCGCGGGTACGTTGCTGATGACGGACGCCACGACCAATTACGTGTTCGTGAACAATGCGGGCGCGGTGGCATCCAACACCACGAGCTTCCCGTCCGATAGTGTACCGCTGGCGACGGTTGTGACGGCAGCCGGGGACATCACCTCGGTCAACGACCGGCGTTCCTATCTCGTGCAAGGCGGATTCGGCGGTGGCGTCGTCCTGGGCAACCCACTCCTCGTCGGTACGGACGATACGGCGCCAGGCACGATCATTCTATACGGTGATGGTGCCGGTTCGGACTTGGGCGGCGCGATGCGGCTGCACCTTGCGGCAGATCACGACGCCACCTTCGAACACTGGGGCATCGACGCCTATCAAAACGACCTTCGGTTCTCCACTTCGGATGCGGCTATTGTGAACATGATGACCGCTGAGGGCAGTTTACAACTTCCTGGTCAGGGGTCATTTGCGGGAATCCGTATGGGTGGCGATGTTCCCTTCTACCGTTCCAACCCAGGTGAGATGTACATCAACGCCAACGTGGTTCTTCCCGATCTGCGTCGCTTGGTGATTGGCAACGATGTAGGCGTAAGTTTCGGAGGCGACGTTTCTCTGTCCTTCCTTGGTACTGGGGCTGCGGACACGCGAATGGGGTTCGGCCGATGGTCGAATGATGCAGCAGGGCCGCAGATGGTTTTCTTGAAGAGTCGTGACCCTGCTATCGGTTCACAGACAATTGTGCAGGATGGCGACGACGCGGGCTCCCTCGCGTGGTCTGTCGATGACGGAGTATTCAACAGTAGCGTTGTGGCCAAGCTCAGCGCTAAGGTAGAGGGCGTTCCTGCGGTGGGCGATACTCCTGGGGAGTTGGTTTTCTTCACTACCTCGGTTGGCAGCATCACGGCGTCAGAGAAGATGAGCCTTAGTCCGGCAGGGCAATTGCGAATCAACACAGCAGGGGCGGCAGGCGGGATTCTCCTCGGCCCGGATGTTTCGCTATTTCGAGCCGCTAGCTTGCAACTTGGTATCACCGCTCGTGTTCTAATCGATGGTGCGCTTACGAACGCTTCCGTTCCAGTGCTCAACGTTGCAGCCACGCAGAACCCCGTCGGCCGCTCGATGATCGAATCGCATATTGATTCGGACGGGGCGAACACGCTTCTCTTCCGCGTTCTCGATCAAGGTCATGTGCTGATTGGTGGCGATCTCGACCATAATGGAGCGAGCATCGGATTCTTCGGTGTGGCACCCGTTGCCCGCGCCAGCGCCTACACCCAGACGTTTGCGACGGCGGACAAGACGCACGCCGCCGATGGTTCCGCTGATATGCCTGCTGGTGGTGGCGGCACCGCTGCGGGAGGCTGGGACACGGCCGCGAACCGCGATCAAGCTATCGCCGAATTCGCCGCGCTCCGCGTGACGGTGGATGACCTCAAGCGGCTGGTTAATGCTGTGATCGATGACCTTCAAGCGTATGGCCTATTGCAATAAGCCGAACGACCGTGATAGACTGACTGACAGAGTATCAATGGGAGGGAGGAGACCGATATGGTTCCAAAGCCAAGGGGAAAGAAACCGGGTACTACGGCCACTGTAGTTGCGCCACCACCGGAGGGAGGCCCACCAAACCGTCCGGCGACGCCGGAGGAGCAAGCGCAGATCATGGCGCAGCAGCAACGCGCCCGCGTCGAGCTTGCTGTTCTCAAGCAGCGCTTCGCCGATGCCGAGGTGCGAGCGACCATCGCCGAGGGTGAACGAGACCAACTCATCCAGCAGAATCAGTTTCTCCAGCGGGAGAACGAGGCGCTGAAGGCGGAAGTGGAGACGCTGAAGAAGCCGAAATCCAAGAAGGGCGACGAGAAGCCGGAGTCCAAGGAGTCCTAGCCCTGGCCCGCAAGAGCAGTTATTGGCGCGTCAAACGATGGCGTGCCAAGAAACGCGCCGCAAGCCGCAAGCCCATCCTACCCCAACCAGGGGCCGTGGCCCGTCTCGTCCACAACGAGGTGTGGGCCAAGCTCCACAATACCGACGACGACCCTGGTGTCGAGGACGCCGCGTACCGGCTCCTTCGGTTCCGGCCGGATGGCTATGCGTTCATGCCCAAGTTTAAGTCCGGGGCATGGGATGGATGGATTAGCCTCTACCAGCGTCGCGCTGGCACCTTCCCTGGCGGGCTGCTTGGGCGTATCGCCCATCGGCTCCGGGAGCTAGGCGTCGACGTCGATATTGAGGATCGTGCGCAGCCGCCCCTGGCTGAGCCGGAGCTAGCGGGCGGAACCAGCGACATCGTACTTCGCCCGTATCAAGCAGATGCTTTGCGTGCGGCCATTAAAGCAAAGCGGGGTGTGTTGGAAGCAGCTACGGGCAGCGGGAAGACTGAGGTACTTGGAGCATGGATTCAACAGACAGCTTGCCGTACTCTGATTATTGTCTCCTCCCGCGATTTAGCCCATCAAACCATCCGCCGATTCCGTGATAGCCTCAGCTTCCCTCACGCAGACACAGAGACCTTGTACGGGATTGTGGGAGATGGTATTGATTCACCTGGCTTAATCACGGCGGCCTTGTATCAGACCCTTGCGCGACGGCTAGAGGAGAAGCCAGAGGAGACCCGCGAATGGTTAGCGTCATTTGACGCCTTGGCATTGGATGAAGCACACCATGCGCCCGCCAAGACATGGTGGCCCGTGATCAACGCCTGTCCCGCCTACTGGCGGATGGGCCTGTCGGCAACGCCATTCAAGTCCGACCCTATCACCGAGTTGAAGCTCGTTGGGGCGACCGGGGAAGTGTGTTTTTCCTTCCAGGCTAAGGAGGCCATCGAAGAGGGATGGCTCACGGAGCCGTTTGTGACTATCGTGAAGCCAAACTTCCCTGTTGTTTTGGATGAAGAGGCGCAATACATTACTTCTTACCGAGAAGACCTTGTCGATCACGTGAAACGCAATCGTCTGATTGCGGAGATCGCACAGGGCACATCCGAGAGGTGGGGTGTGCCAACTTTGATTTTGGTGGCATGGATTGAACATGGCCGCAACATCAAGCGCGCGCTCCGGGAGATTGGGGTACGTGCTGAATTCATCTCAGGTCATGACTCGACTGAGAATCGGCTCGCGGTGATGGACGGACTGCGTGATGGCCGTATTGGTTGTGTTATCGCTACCACCATCTTCGATGAAGGAATCAATGTACCAGAAATCGGTGCACTAATCCTGGCTGGCGGGGGCAAAGCTCGTCATAAAGTGTTACAACGAATTGGCCGGGGACTGCGGGTCGTCGAAGGAAAGGATTACCTTGCTGTTTTTGATGTATGGGATGATCACTCACCACGTCATTTGCTTGGCCACAGCCGTCAGCGACTCCAGGCAGTAAAGGACGCGGGGTTCGCTTGGCAGGAGTTGACACCAGAGGCGCTGATGGCTAAGATTACAGAAGGCGATATTCGTCCCAGCTAGGGGGAACATTTGAAGAGGGAGGAATTATTGGTGCGGGCACTCGCCGAACCACGACTTGGCACTGTTGCAGTTAGCGCAAAGGAGTTGCAGCCCTTCTTGTGCGTACCGCTGGCGAGTACTTGGATTAGATTGCCGCTCCATGCATACATTATACCACAATGTATGCACACAAAGCAAGGATTTTGATGGACGCCGTATTTCACTTGCACCACAACGAACCGTTAAGTCAGTTACCCGATCATTGGAATACCTATTGGAAGCTGATTCTTACCGCCGAAGCTGGGTCGGTCTATGAGGTGCTGCGGGACAATCGCTTGGCCTCAACTGAAATGAGCATCGAGCGCTTGGTGCATTATCTTGGCATCACCAAAACTCGCTTCGGTGCCGTCATCCAAGAGTTAGAGAACCACGGTTTTCTTTGGTTGGATACCGAAGAGCGGCCGCCCAGCATTGCGTTGAATGATGTGCCGGAGGTCGATCCCAACGCTCTCGCTCCGCCTGCTAGGAAACGCCCGAAAACCTCGTGGCATTTGGTCTGGGAGTTCATCAATCACTGGTGTGGGCTGCATGAGCGACACGTCGAGGAGCCGTACCCGCGCCCGGAGCGAGGTCGAGGGCGCGATACGGTACTCATTGACGAGATGCTGCGCACGTACTCACTGGAGACGCTGAAGCAGGTCGCCACCTGGTTCTTCCGCCACCGGCGAGCCGACGAGCCGTCCACGTTGCCATTCTTCCAATTCCATCTGCCGCGCCTGGTGAGCGAGTGGAAGGACGAGGGCGGCGTGGCGATGCCGAAGATGAGGGAGGAATGATTGCGGCCAGGGAGCGGCTATGTTATACTTACTTATCCCCCATTGGAGGTGAGTAGGAATGATCGCTAAGAAAGAATGTACGCGCTGTGGCCGAAGTAAGCCGTCAACGAGCGAGCATTTTGGTCGTCGTACTTCCTCTAAGGATGGCCTGCATTATTGGTGCCGCGAATGCGATAAATCCTATCACCGCGAGCGCCGGGCTGCTGGATTGGGCGGCGGCCGTGCTCTGGCTCAACAGAAGAAGCTGTGGGCTATGGAACAGAAGGGCGGCCAATGCGCGGACTGCTCAATGCGGTTCGATGGCCGCACAGAGTGCGCTGAATTTGACCACATTCGGGGCCGAACTTCGGTGCTGCCCGCGCACAGTAAGATTACCGATCTTGGATGGAAGAAGTTGGCCGCCGAGTTGGAGAATTGCGATTTGGTTTGCGCCAACTGCCACAAAACACGCACTAAGAATCGGCATAACAATGGTTGACTACACCTTCTATCGAGGCGATTTCCGCAAGCTCACGCCGGAGCACATCCCAGACGATAGTATTGAGCTTATCTTTACCGATCCTCCGTATGGCCAACAATATCTCGATCTCTGGAGTCCGCTGGCCGAGTTGGCGGCCCGCGTGCTGGTGGATGGCGGGCTGCTCGTGACGTATAGCGGCCAGTATCACCTACCTACTGTTCTGGCGAAGCTCTCCGCTGGTCTAAAGTTCGTCTGGGTGGACTGCCTGTACACACCTCACAGCAACGCGCTCATGCGCCCGGTGCGGGTCAAGAGTCGCTGGAAGCCTATGCTCATTTTCGTCAAGGGAAAGTATGACATCACTTGCGTCGACGAGTGCAAGAAGCTCAAGGACGAGGGCGGCTGTCGCGTGTTGACGGGCAAGATGCAGCGGAAGAAGCGTCGCCGTGAGGGCCAAGAGATCGTCGTGGAGCAGCCTGCCTGGACGCTCGACCGCGATAACTGCCAACACTCCTGCCGACGCGGGCATTTCACGCGCTGGTGGCGCTTCGATACGTCCACGAGCGAGCCGGTGGACAAGAGCCAGCACCCGGAGGGCTGGACGCAATCGCAAGCGGAGGCGGAACGGTACATCGATCTATTCGCGCTGCCTGGTGACACCGTGCTCGACCCAATGGTCGGCACTGGCACCACGATGCTCGCGGCTCTGAAGCTGGGCCGCAACGCCATTGGCATCGATCTAGACAAGAAGCTCGTCGATGAGGTGGCGGAACCACGGGTGAGGGCAATGTTCGAATGAGGCAGCACTGGTTGGACGAGATGGACGGCCTCATCATCGAGGGCGACATCCTGGATGCCCTAGCGCGGCTGGAGGATGAATCGGTGGAAGCCATCATCACTGATCCGCCTTACGAGCTAAAATTTATGGGCAAGGCGTGGGATGACCGGGGCGTATCGTTCCGGGCCGCGACCTGGGAGGCATGTCTGCGCGTCCTGAAGCCTGGTGGCCACATGGTCGTGTTCGGCGGCGCCCGCACGCATCACCGGATGTGGTGCGCCGTCGAGGATGCGGGCTTCGAGGTGCGCGATGCGTTGCTCTGGCTCTATGGGCAGGGGATGCCCAAGTCCTACAATGTCGGCCAGGCCGTGGAAAAGCTACAGACGATTGGGGCCGCGCGCCGTCCCGACCGCGATCTCGGCAATTGCACCCGTCATCGTTTTAGTGGAGACGCGGAAGGCACGCTAATCAGTGACACCGGCGGGTCGGTGGAGTTGACGACGGAGGACGCACAACAGTGGGCGGGATGGGGCACTGGCCTCAAGCCCTCGGTCGAGCCGATCCTGTTGGCGCGCAAGCCCTTGGCTGAGCAGAACGTTGCGGCCAATGTGCTCAAGTTTGGCACGGGAGCGCTCAACATTGATACAACGCGCCTGGAGTACCAGGGCGAGGCGGACAAGGCTTCGGCGAAGCCACAGGGCCGCACCACGTCCCGCTCTGGGCGATTGGCTGGTAAGGCGCAAGGCGGCGGGCAACGCTCCGAGTTTGAGCGCCCAGAGCAAAAGGGTCGCTGGCCAGCTAATGTCGTGCTGCAATGCACGTGCGACGATCCGCAGCCGGTGCCGGAGAAGGTGCGCAAACGCCGTGGAGAACGGTCGCAGGAGCGCCGCTACGACAGAAGGGGGGTCACGAATCTTGCTGCTAAGCCCGGCCCGCGCCGCGAAGGTGGCGGATTCATCCATCAGCCGGATTGCCCGGCCGGGATGCTGGACGAGCAAGTTGCGGGCGTGTCGCGCTTCTTCGCCACCATGCGATACTCTGATACGGAAGCTGGGGCAGCGGCCTCCGTAACAAGGTTTAAGTATTGTCCAAAGGCCACGAAGAAGGAACGCGAACAAGGGCTTGATGATCTTGAGCTTGTTTTGCTAGAATGGGAGTCATGGGAAGGCGAGGCCCGCGAAGCAAAGCTCCTGGTGGATACGGCACCATCACCCCCAAAGGTTATCGACGCATTTGGGTTGGGGGACACCAACGAATGGAGCACGTTATTGTTTGGGAGCGGCACTGTGGCTCCATCCCTCCAGGATACCAACTCCACCATCGAAATGAAGACAAACTCGACAACCGAATCGGGAACCTTGAGTTGGTTGACGCGCTCACTCACAAGCGACTACACGGTGGGTGCGAACTCCGAGAAGGAATCTGGTGGAAGCCGTGCCGAAAGTGCGGACGACTTCAGTCCGAAACTGAGTATTATCGTCGAAAGGTCGGTATCTCTTCCCGTTGTCGGGCGTGTTCGATCCGGGATGCGGTTGACGTTAAACGGCAACGCCGGAAGTCCCGCAACGCATCCAGCGGTCAAGCCCATCGCCCTGATGCGCTGGCTCGTCCGTCTGGTAACGCCGCCGGATGGCGTAGTGCTTGACCCGTTCTGTGGCAGTGGCTCAACACTGGTTGCGGCCACGGAGGAGGGCTTCGGCTTCATTGGGATCGACATCAGCCGCGAATACTGTGGGATTGCGCTACAGCGCTTGAAAGGGAGGAACGCATGAACCAACATGATGAGTTGTCTCGCGCACCCGGCCCCGCTGTCATCGAACAGTTTCCGGTGGGGCCGCAGGACGATCAGGATGCCGGAGAAGGTGACGAGTACCTAGTGGACATCGACACCCACTACGCAATTCTTGTCCGTGCTACGTCCGTGGACGATGCGGCGGCCAAGGCCCTCACCGGCCATCTCAATAGCGACTTCGACATGGCCACGGTTGCCCATGATGTGCACGTGTGTGCGCACAGCGGGATCAGCGAGAACGAGTGCGATCACGATGAGGAGTAATTGATGGCATCATTCGGGAAGGGCCGAAAAAGTTGACAGGACGACAATTGTATCGACGGCTCCAAGCGAGTGGCTTCCCAAACGGCTATCGCCTATTGTGCCATAATTGCAATTTCGCTGTGCGAAATGGACGGCAGTGTCCGCACGAAAGGTACGAGGACTAGATGGCAAAACTTCCTCCGTGGCGAGATGTTTGGGAGAGCATTCTGGCGCTGCGGCCCGCCATCCTTGATGGTTGTGATCTATCCCCAAACGAGGATGGTTGGTTGTCTATTCACTGTCCGGGCCACGCGGACGAAACGCCATCTCTGCGGATCAACCCGGAAAGTGGGGGCGTTAAATGTATGGCATCCTGCTCGCCTATGAGCGATGTCACGAACCTGAACGCACTAGATGATTTTATCCTTGACCGCACGACCAAACGGCAACGCGGAAAGCGGCCGAAGGATGTGGTCGGCGATCTCGCGGAGCGGCGACTGCTGCCCCGCGACTGGTTGATCGACACGTTCGGTATCGGAGCAGGCGCAGGCGGCTACAGCATTCCGGTGGACGATCCCGAAGTCGATCTCGACATCGAGATCGATTACGAGATCGACGGCATCAAGAAGCGGGAGCGACACTACCAGATCAAGCGGGGTGCATGGTACGACAAGAACATTACCTCGCGGCCTAAGTACCATTGGGAGCCGAAGCTCTCGAAGTCCGGCGTCAAGAGCCAGAGCCTCGTCTACAACCTATACCGCGTCATCCCCAAGCTGCCGCGCGAGAAGTTGGTGTACGTCTGCGCCGGAGCGCCGGACGTGTGGGTGATGACCCGCGCTGGCTTCCCGGCCATCAGCTTCTTGGCAGGCGAGGGCAACATGCCCAACCAGCGCGCCATCAACAAGCTGACTGAGGCAGGGATCAAGGAGGTCTATGTCATCTACGATGTTGACCCTACCGGCGCGGAGGCGACCGAGAAGTTGGCTATCGAATTGGCGCAGGCGGGCCTCGCGGTCACGGCCATCCAACTACCGGAAGACCTGGGCAAAGGCGGCGATCTGACTGACTTGTGGCTGCGCGTCGAGGGCGACTCCGATGCCTTCGAACAGGCGCTCGACCAGGCCGAGAAGCGGGTCTGGCCCGCCGAGGACGTGCCTGCCCGCGACAAGAAGCGGGCCGCGCGCTCGCGGCGGAACCACGATCCGGCTGGTCTGCCGGACGAGTGTTGGGTGCAGCCGTGGGAGGATTATCGCCGGTCATTGCGCCTGAACACGGCCGCCTGCGACGAATACCACTTCTTCGCACTCATGACCGTGATCGGAGCGGTGTTGGGCCGCCGCGCCTTCGTCTATCAAGGTCGCCGTCTCTACCCCAATATGTACACCGTGTTGATCGGGCCGACGGCGAGCTTCAAGTCCACCGCCAACTCACGGGCCATCGAACTTGTGGAGACGCTGTACGACAAGGAAGACCCTGACCGGCTCCCTGGCACGGCCCTGACCATCGAACAGGCGATGGGCAGCGCTGAGGGGCTGCTGGAGGCAGCCGTGTTCGCGGACGCCGAGGGATCGGATGAATACGATGCCATCAAGGTGATGATGGGCTGGAAGGAAAAGACTAGGGATGGCCACGAGCTTGACGAAGAGGACTTGATGACCAAGCCGGAGCGCCGTCTGCTCATCCACCAAGACGAGTTCTGTCGTCTGCTGTCGAAGGCCACCGCCGGTGGCGGCGGGGCAGGATTCATCCCGCACCTCTTGACGGCCTTCGACTGTCCGAAGGACATCCGGCTCCGCACGCGCAAGCGCCCGCTGGTGCTCGTCAACTCCTGTACTAGCATCCTCTCTGACAGCACGCTCAGCAAGCTCAGCCAGCACTTCGATGAGATCGAGTGGACGAGCGGCTTCGGCAACCGTATCCTGTTCGTGGATGGCCATCAGGTCGAGCCGTTGCCTCGCACCCGGCCGCCCGCACCGAAGGCGTGGGCAAAGGTCGTCGATCACATCCGTGAAGCCTTCGAAGCCGTGGCAGGGCCGGGCGGCAAGACGTACAATGTCGAGTTTGCCTTGGCCCCGGACGCGGAGGAGGTCTGGGACGAAAACTACCTCTCATGGATGGAGGGGCGTCGGGAGGGTAGCGATGAGCAGGAGATCGCCGCCACCGAGCGGGTGCCAGACTACGCTATGAAGTTCGCTCTCATCTACGCCGTCATGACCGAGGGCCACCGGAATAGCATCGTCGGGGAAGACGTCGACCTGGGTTGGAAGGCCGCTCGCTACGCCGAGAGCGTGACGCGCGGGCTGATGGGCCAACTCATCGAGGAGAAGCAGGCGCGCTGGCAGGAGCAGATCAAGGACTACATCGGCCAGAACCAACCGATCAAGAAGCGTGATCTCCAGCAGCACTTCCGTCGCGTACCGACGCCTCAGTTGAAGATCATTCTCGACGCGATGGAGTCATTGGGCGTCGTCCAGAATGTTGCTAGGGGCTACATCCTTGCGGACGACTAGAATCAATCGACGAAAAGCGCTTCGCCGCCAATATGGGCTTAGCCTCGACGATTATGATCGGATGCGTCACGAGCAAAATGGTGTCTGTGCGATCTGCCGCCAACCAGAGAGTGGACGGGACAATCAGGGCCGAGTACAGCCGTTGTCCGTCGATCACAATCACCGCACGGGACAGGTTCGCGGTCTGTTGTGTCGACGTTGCAATCAGAAGCTCGCTATTGTCGAGGACGCAGCGTGGTTGCATACCGCCGTCGCGTATCTGGCTGTTGATCGCTGTTGATCGTGTTGATCGTGTTTATGGGCTAACGAATCCTTATTAAATTCAATTCTATTCAGAGATGTTTCCCCCTAACGGGCGCGCGATCTACTATATAAGGGCGGTCAACACGATCAACAGCGATCAACATCAAGGAGCCGTGATCAACATCTTCAACACACCGAAAGTGCTCCCAAAGCCCTTGACCCACGAAGACGAGGCCGGTAAGGTGGAAAGCGTGGACGACAACAGCCTGCCAAACATCATCACCCGCCGCGAGGCCGTATGGTTCGACATTCTCGTGGAGCACGACCCGCCCGGAACGGAGTCGGGGGATCAGATCGAAGGTGTGCTCCACGTCCAGTGTTGGGTCAATCGGATCGCGGCCCACGATCCCGAAGAAGCGGGCCGAAAAGCAGAGCGGTTCTTGGCCGCGACCAGGGGAGTCAGCAACATCCGCGTGAAGCGCTGGCGGTTCTCCAATAGGGGATGTGATGGTTAAATACTCCTTGGACATCGATGGCGTAGTGGCGGACTATTTCACCGCTCGCGCCGAAGTCGCACAGAAGCTCGGCATCCGCCCGATCTCGCAGCCGGTGGGCCTGCCACCCGCTGACATGGATGCCTTCATGCGGGAGCGATTGGCGGCCATCAACGCGGCGATGCGTCAGCACATCAGTGACAATCTGGAGGAGTTCTTCCTTGGCCTTGGTTGTCTGACGACGCCGGAGGATCGCAGTGCTACCCAGCGCGCCGCCGCGCAGGATTGCGAGGTGTTCTGGGTCAGCGCCCGCTCGTTCTTCGGGGGCCGCAGCTTCAGCGAAGAATCGACGGCGACGCTCCAGCGTATCACGCTGGAGTGGCTGCTCCGTAATAACTTGCCTGCCGACCTGGCCCACGTCGTACTGACGCCGGACAAGGCAGGCGTGATTCGGGAGAAGAACATCCGCTTCCACCTGGACGACGCGGTGGCCCACGTCACGAGCATCGCGCTCCAGAGCCAGGCGAAGGTGTTCCTCCTTCGGCAGCCGTGGAACCAGCGCTTCGTCGTGCTGCACCCCAACGAGCCGGACGCCGACCAAACCACGTCCGCCGGTGCATACGGGGTCGAGGAAGTCGACTCCATCGCCGAGTACGTTACGCAAGTGATTGGGAGATAGCACATGGCATTCCAAGTCGAGCCGCCGCCCGCGCCGCCATGCACGGCCTGCAATGAGCACCAGTGCGTGTGCCATCATGAGAAGATTCGGGTGCCAAGTATCGGTCTCAGCGGGTACATGCGGTCGGGGAAGGACACCATCGCGGACTATCTGATCGCCAAGCACGGTTACAAGCGCTTCGGATTCGCGCAGGCGCTCAAGGAGGAGGTCGCCCGTGGGATTGGCTGCACGCCTGACGATCTGGATGAGGAGCCGCTGCGCTCACAGGTGCGGCCAGTGCTCCAAGTTTGGGGTACTGAATTCCGGCGCGCCCAAGACCCGGACTACTGGGTCAAGCAGGCCGCGTTGAAGATCGACAGCGCCGCTGGGCCGTTCGTGTTCAATGATGTGCGTTTCCAGAACGAGATCGACCTGCTGCATGAGCGCGGCTTCGTAGTCATCAAGGTCGATATGTCGGTTGAGGACGTACTGGTCTACACCGAAGCGCGCGGCGAACCCCGCGAGGTCACGCTGGCCCGACTATCGCACGCCAGCGAACGCGAGTGGCAGGAGGCCGAGTTCGACGCGGTGATTCCCAGCGTGCGTGGAGATATGCAAGGACTCTACGACGCCATCGAGCGCATTTTGGAGGAGCGGATCAACAATGTCAGTACTTAAGAACCTACCGATTGATGGCGCGATCAAGGTCGATGGTGTGCCATTCGATCTCGATGACGCTTACGACGCGCTCAAGGTTGATCCGACGCACGTGATCGATCAGCTTACGGAGCAGCCGTCGATCTATGCCTACTGGTCATCGCTCTCGGAGGAGGCCGATGTGATCTTGTTGACCGAGAAGCGGCGGCTGGATCGCGTCGAGGCCGAGGTGGATGATCGGCTCCGGCAGGAGGCCCGTGAGGAAGAAGAGAAGGTGACGGAGGCTATCATCCAGCGCCGTATTCTCCGTGAGGAGGACTATGCAGAGGCGCTGGAAGCCATGATCAACGCCCGGCGCAACGCCGGATACCTCGGCGTCATCAAGCGTGCCTTGGAGCAACGGCTCAGCGCACTTATTGCCGTGAACAACCGTGACCGTGCTGAGATGGCGGCCACGGGGAGGGAGGGCTAACATGGTAAGTCGAGCCGATACCTGCAAGATCGCGCAGGCTGATGTGGCGACTGCCGACCGCCACCTAGCGAATGCGCGACGTGGCCGCGTGCTGTTCAATCTGCCGGGGGACGAGGCCGAGAATGCCATCCTCTTGCTGGAGCGGTCAGCGCGACGACTGCGCAAGGCGTTCGGGCTAGAGGGGAGCTAGTCGTGGACTTGCTCAACTTGTGGTTGCTGCTCCGGTGGGACTTCGGGCAGTCGCCCGTCGAACGGGTAGTGAGCCAGTTGGCGACCCTGGCTCTCAGCACGGCCTATTGGCTACTGGTCGCTGTGGCGCTGACGCTGATCGTCAGCCGACTATCATAGAGAGGGAGGAACGCACACATGGGTTACGGTAAGCCGAGCCGAGAAGCAGTCGAAAGCGCGCCGGTCGGGGGCGGCGCGGAGTTTTGGAACCCCCCAGAGGGCGAGAGCCGCATTCGCGTTATGCCACCGTGGGCGGATGGCGTGAAGGAATTCTGGTTCGTCACGGGGACGCACTTCAACGTCGGCCCCGACGAGCGTGCCGTGCCGTGCCCGGATATGTCCGGCGTGGCCGATTCCTGCTTCCTGTGCCGCCTGGTGAAGCGCCTGGCGCACGGCGATGACGACGAGAAGGCCGAGTCCGAGGCAATGGGTGCTCGCCCGCGCTACCTGCTCAACATCGTCGATCTGGAGAAGCCGCAGAATGGCGTGCAGGTCTGGCCCTGCCCCAAGACGATCTTCCGGCAGTTGAAGAAGTTCTGGCTCAACGAGGAGGACTACGGCGACTTCACGAGCTTCGAAGAGGGCTTCGACATCCTGGTCGAGAAGACCGGCAGCGGCATCAACACCAAGTACGACGCCACGCCGACGCGCCCGAAGGCGTTCCCGTCCGACAAGCTCCTGAACCATCGCAGCGACACCGTTGGCGAGATGTTCCAGGCGCTCTTGGACGAGGAATTCGAGTTGCCTGATCTGGCCAAGGTGCAGGCGTTCACCACCGACGATGAGATGGAGCGCACGTACAAGGGCCGGTCGGGCGGTCGCGCCCGCACGGAGTCGAAGGACGACAACGGTGATAGCGAGGACGAGGAGCCGGAGGAGAAGTCCGATAGCAAGGACGACGATCCCGTGCCGCGTCGACGCTCCCGCTGCGCGGAGACTGAGGAGGAGACGGAGCCGGAGGACGATCCACCGCCGCGCCGCCGACGGCGCGCAGCCAAGGAGGAGCCGGAGGAGGAGACTGAGGAGGAGACGGAGGAGGAGACGGAGCCGGAGGACGATCCACCGCCGCGCAAGCGCAAGGCCAAGCCGAGCAGCGGCACGAAGAGTAGCTCCGGCAGCAGCCGAGTCCGTGGCCGCGTGAAGGACTTGGACTAAGATGCAGCGAGGCAAGAAGCGGGCGGAGGCGGGCGACGGAAAGCCCGCCCGCCTCATTGACGCTGTAGTCCAGCATATCCGCAAGAGCGAGGGCGAGGAGTCGAGCATTCTGACCGGCGAGGTGGCCGGGGCCAAGGACTACCTCTCGACTCAGAACCTCGCTCTCGACCTGGCGTTGAATATGCCGGGCATTCCGGTCGGCCGCCTGACGGTAGTGCGTGGCTGGGAATCCTCCGGCAAGACCTCGCTCATCACGCACCTGCTAGCCGAAACCGCGCGCCGTGATGGGATCGCTATTCTGCTTGACGCGGAATTCGCGTTTGATGAATCCCGCGCTGCCCGCCTGGGCTTGCGCCGCGAAGACCTGTTGCTGGCGCAACCGGAGACGGTTGAAGCGGCGATCCGGCTAATCGAAAACAGCATCAAGGCGGTACGGGAGGAGACGCCCGACACGTTGGCCACCATCGTCTGGGACAGCGTGGGCGGTACGCAGACGAAAGCTCAATCCGAAGGCGAATTCGGTGAGTCCAAGGCCATTGGTGAGCACGCCAAGATCATGAGCGCCGCCCTACGTCGCATCATGCCCATCGTGGCCAAAGAGAACATTGTTCTGATCATCGTCAACCAGAATAAGGAGAACATCGATACCGGCCCGTTCGGCAGCATGGACAGCAGCACGATGATCGCCAAGCGCCCGTTGCAATTCCATGCCAGCACCATCATCGACATGCGGAAGGCGCAAGAGTTGCGACGCGGGGATAGGGACAGCCCGGCCTACGGCATTATGTCGCGGGCCAAGATCAGCAAGAACAAGTGCTCGAACCCGTTCGGCAAGGCCGAGATTCGGGTGACGTTCGACTACGGCTTCGACGACGACTATGCCCACTTCCAGGCCGCCGTGAAGCTCGGCATGATCGTGAAGAAGGGTTCCTGGTACAAGATGGCCGACGTCGACGAGTCGTTCCACGAAGCGAACTTCCACGAGATTCTGGCGGATTCCCCAGGGCTGCGCGAGCGTATCGCCGTGGCGGCCCGCGAGGAGTTCTGGTCGGAGACCGTGCGGAAGCGCTTCCCGGAGGTGGCATAATGTGGAACATCATTAGGACGGTGGTGGACGCGCTTCATGAGGTCGACCTTTCCCATATTGTATCCGATTCGGGAGGCCAAGGCAAGTGCTAGAGCGGCTGGAAATTCAAGACTATCAGTCCATCAAGGACATCGATCTGGTGCTTGGCCGATTCACGGTCATTGTCGGCCCGTCGGGGAACGGTAAGTCTTCCATGATCCGTGCCCTGAAAGCTCTGGCGTTTAATCAGGTAGGGCATCGGTTCATTAACCATAAGAGCCAGAAAGCGTGGGTACGTCTCACGCTCGATGGCGGCAAGACGGTCGAGTGGGAGAAGCCGCGCGACAAGAGCGCGACCTACACCTCGGACGATCAAGTGTACACGCGCACCGGCCGCGCGGTGCCGGAGGACATCGAGAACGTGCTCGGCATTCGGCGGATCGAGATTGATAAGGGCCTGTCCTTCACGCCGCAATTCCATTCGCAGCACGATCTACCGCTCCTGCTCACGGAGTCCTCGACGCTTGCTGCCCGCGCCCTGGCCAAGCTCACCAAGCTCTCGGTGCTGGTGGAGGCGCAGATGGACTGCCGCCGTGATCTGAAACGCGCCCAGCGCGCGAATACGGCAGCCGAAGAGGAGGCCGAGCGGACGAAGGCGCAGCTTGCCGAGTTGCCGAATGTGCACCGCGCCCGCGACGTCATGGATCGGGCCAACAAGCTGATGCGGGTGGCCAAAGAGCAACTTGGTGCCGCAAAGCAGGCCGACGACATCGTTCAAGACATCGCTGGCTCCCTGCGCATCGCTGATCTGACGCTCCCGCGACCGGAGGAGGTCGAGGCTCTGGATGAGCGCGTGACGGCGCTGGAAGGGATTGTGGCTGCCATCCAGCACACGAAGAAGGCGGCGGCCGCGGCTGGTGTGGGCCGGGCCGAGGAGGAGCAGGCGCGCGATGATCTGGCGGAGCTAGAGCAGCGGTACGAGAAGCTGGTAACGGAGCTAGGAGCCTGCCCGCTCTGTGGCTCAACTGAAGCGTGGGGCGAGCATGAGCATTAAATACCTCGTTAGGGGCGACCTACACAACGCTGACCGGCCGCCGCTTGGCCGCACGGACTCATACATGGAGGACGTTCTGGCCAAGCAGGAGGAGACGTTCGACATCGCTGCGCGCACCGGCTGTGACTTCATCATCGATACCGGCGACTGGTTCCACAAGTTTCGGGGCGTCATCAACATCAACCGGCTGCTGGCGCGGCTCCTGGAATTGTACGAGCGGCGGCCTGTTGATATCTACGGCGTCGGCGGCAATCACGACTTCTCATACTCTGGCGTTGAGTCGGTATTCTCGATGCCATTCGGAGTCATGATCAAGGCGGGCGCGCTGATCTGGTTGGACAAGGCCCGCGTTATCGAGGCGAATGGCGAGAAGGCGCTGTTCGTGCCCCGAAACTGGGAGCCATACATCGACAACCTGCCACACATCTTCAAGCTCAAGAAGGAGGAAGTAGCGTTGCGGCCAAAGGGCGGGTACACGATCATGGTTGCACACGCCTCGATCCTGCCGCCGGGGGATTCCCGGCCGTATCCGCATCACGATGCCGACAAGCTGCCGACCGATTTGTTGCACGTGCTTCACGCCGGGCATATCCACGAGGATTTGGGTATCCACCAACTGTCGTCCGGCTGCTGGTTCACTAACATCGGCTCCATCGCTCGTGTCGAGCGCACCAAGCACAACCTAGAGCGGCGGCCGGGAGTCTTGGTTGTGACGCTCGATCATGGTGAGATTGAGTTTGAACGACACCCACTCACGTCTGCCCGCCCGGCCGAGGAGGTATTCTTCGAGCAGGAGGTGGCGACGGAGCGGCAGCTTAGCGAATTCGCCGAGAATCTGGCGTCATCCCTGGAGATTGAAGAGACTCCGATGGACGAATTGATCGCTCGCTACACGAAGGGGCAGCCGCCAACCGTGGTCGAGAAACTGCATTATTACTTGGAAGGCGGAGATGTGATCAATGGCTGAGAAGGATGCTACACAACAGGTGCTTGACTTGCGACAGCGTGTGGATAGCGCCAAGACGCGGGTGACTGAGGCGAGCACGAAGAAGAGCGCGGCCGAGGATCAACTCGCGGCTGCTGACGATGCTATTGAAGAACTTGGTCTCGACCCTGATCGTGATTTAGGGCGTCAGACGAACCGGCTGGTCGCTGCGATCCAAGAGAACTTGGAGCAACTGGAGGAGCACCTTGACGAAGCCGAGTCCGTCTTTACACGAAGTTGACGAGATCGCGGGCCGTCTCCAGACGCGCCTCGAACAGATCAGCCAGGAGCTAGCCCGGCACGAAGGCGCGCGGGAGGCCGTCGCCGCCACGCTCGTTGAGGCCGAGGCGCGAGTCGCCGCGACCGGCGATGAGGCCGAGATTCTGCGCACCGTTCTCGATCTGCTTCAAGGGATGGAGCAGGTCTGGCAGCGCAAGTTCCAGAAGTCGACCGAGACCATCGTCTCCGAAGGGCTGTCTCACGTGTTCGGGGGAGAGCTACGGCTAAAGATTGAGCCATCAACAAAGGCCGACATGAGTGCCGTGGAATTCGTGCTCATCAAGAATGGGCAAGAAGAGGATGTCATGGCCGGACAAGGCGGGGGCTACATTGGCATTATCGCCTTCCTGCTCCGCGCCCTGTTGATCATGGCGTCCCGGCCATTGCTTCGACTGGTACTTATTTTAGATGAACCATTTGCTCATGTCAGCCCCGACTACCGCCAACCCCTCGCGGAAATGGCGGCCGCGCTCATCGACCGTCTCGGCTTCCAGTTGTTGATGGTGACGCAAGAGCCAGAATATGTTGACGCGGCGGATGTGGCTTATAGGTTTCGTGTGGTTCGGGCCGCTACCGAAGTCGAGGTGCTGAAGAATCCTGGTGGGGGCAAGAGCCAAACTGATGCTTAGCAGCGTTGCAATTCCAGCACAGGACTTGAAAGCCTTCGGGCCAATCATTGTCTCGAAGGGCGCAAGCACCAGAGGTGGCGGCCCCGGCGTGACGTGCTATACTGGAGGAGCTATGGCACCACCGCGTCAGAAGTCCACTGTGCGTCAACTTTCTTCACCAGAGGCGGCTTGGCTCGGAGCAATGGTCGAAGGCGAAGGCTCGATTTGTCTCCGTGGTCGTCGGCCTCGCTACATTGCCGTTTATTCTAGCGAGGTGGAGACGGTTGCAACGTGTCTGCGTCTTGCAGGCGACGGAACGGTCATCTATGATGGTGAACCGAGCAGTGCGATTGGACGCAAACCGATGTGGCGCTGGCATTTGGCCAAAATCAATAGCTTGTTTGAACTGCTACCACAATTGATTCCTTATCTGACTAGTAAAGATGGTCGGGCCGAAGAGGTACTTGCATATGCGAATCGTCGGGATTGATCCTGATACTCGTGCCATTACCGGCGTCGTCTTGGAGGCTGGAAAAGAACCCCATATCTGGCGGGTCGAGGCCAAGGGGCGGAGAGCCGAAGATCGTATTGAGGGGCTGTACACGTCTCTCCGAATCACCTTCTTCGACCAGCCGGTCGATTGGGTGTACATCGAGACACCCGTGATGGGCGTCAATGCGAAGGCGCTCCGCGACCAAGCCGTGGTCGTGGGTATGATTCGGTTCTGGCTCTGGAGCAACAACCAGTCCCATTCGATGGTCGATAATGGCACGTGGAAGAAGGGCGTGCTCGGCAACGGCCACGCTTCGAAGGAAGAGATCGCGGCCTACGCACAGAAGGTGCTACATATCCCGGCCGATCAACCGCAGGATGTTTATGATGCCGCGTGCATCGCAGCGTGGGGTAATGGCCGCGCGCCTATGCCGCCAGGAGGAAAGAAGTAATGGCAAAGCAGACCTACACCCGTCTCCGAGAGATGCCTGCCGAGCTAGCAACCGCTGTCCGTGAGCGCATTATTGTGCTGCGGACGCAAGAGGCGGCCCTGAATCCTGTGGCCATCGCGGTTCGCATCAAGGCCGAGTTTAGTCAGGTCAACCTCCCGGCTGAAACCGTGCGGGCCGTTCTGCGTAGCAAGGGCGTGAAGCCTCCGAAGGTGAAGGTGGAACAGACGGACGTTCTTGATGAGCGCCAACAGATGCTCCTAGACATCCAAGAGCGTGCGTCGCAATTCTTGGCGGAGTATCGATCCTTGCCGCCAGTGCCGGAGTTCATTCGCGCCACGAAGGTCGAAGATATGGGGTTCGAGTCGTCGCAAGTTGGCGTGGCCCTATTCTCTGACCTGCACTACTACAGCCGCATTGACCGCCGCGCTTCGAATGGCTTGGCGGAGTACAATATCGACATCGCCCGTGATCGGTTGGCGCGCTGGCGCAACGGCGTGCTTCGGTTCACGCAGATGAACCAGGTCTGGGTCGATCTGGACGAGCTATTCATCCTGGCTCTCGGCGACGACCTGGAAGGGCACGGCCAGATGTTTCAGTGCGTCGACGCTGATACTGAGTGCCTGACCATCGAAGGTTGGCGTCGGTATGACGAGATGGCTCCAGGACAAATCGTGATGACATATAAGGATGGGTCACTTGGTTGGGGAGAGGCACAAACCATTAACATTTACCCCGATGCGCACACGGATATGGTAGAGATTAAAGCCCGTGCTGCCGACATGCTTCTGACCCCCAATCATCGCTGTGTAGTTCGATCTCGTAATACTGGTCGTGAGGAGCTTCGCCCCGCAGCAGAACTAAGTAGCCACTTAGAGTTCCCGATGTCGGCTCCGTGGGGAGCGCATACGGAGTCAGCCTCACCTACTGATATGACTGATGAGTTTGCGGAGCTTCTCGGTTGGTATTTGGCCGAAGGCACCGACAAGCAACGTGGCTACTCAGTGGAGATTTCACAAAGTGACAAAGCTAACCCTGAGAAATGTGATCGGATTCGTGCCCTACTTGGTGCGCTTGACGCCGATTGGGTGGAATCCGGTCTAGGTGATATTTCCGGCGGGCGGACATTTCGAATTAAAGGTTATGTGGCTGGGCGAATTCGTGATCTTTGTCCAAATAAAGCCTTCCCAGTACGGTTCTTGTCGTGGTCTACCGATCATCTGATCGCTCTATACCAAGGGCTGATGGCTGGCGATGGTCACTCTTTTGGCCCGCGCGGTCGCAGACGCGGTGGACATACCTTCGTTCAAAAAGAAACGGCAAATCGTCTATCAGACTTCCAAGCTCTGTGTGTCCGACTGGGCTATACCGCAACGCAAGGGCAAAGTTGCCAAAACGCCAAGCCTGTCTTTATACGCGAGAATTATCGTTGGCATGGTTTGCGAGGAAAGACAAGCCGACGTTCCGTGCCGTATCGTGGTGTGGTTTGGTGCCCGACCACCAGTACAGGCACTTGGGTAGCGCGGCGGAATGGTAAAGTGTTTATTACTGGCAACAGCCAGGCGCTTCAGATGTCCGAGTCCATTATCTTCCAGATGATGGGATTCGCCGAGGACATGACGGGCATCATCCTGAGCTACCTGGAGCGCTATCCGCACATCACCATCATCAAGGTGCCTGGCAACCACGGCCGCACGGAAGCCCGCGCACGCGGCGCGTACACGCCGGACAACTTCGAGCTAATGGCTTGGGAGATTATCGCCGAGCGTGTGCGTCACGAGACGGGCGGCGAGTGGACGACGAGCGCGAATGGTGTGCGGTCGCTGACGGGCGGCCAGATCGACTTCCACATCCACTACGGCGCGATTGCGTTGTTCGACATCCTGGGGTGGCTATGCTCGGGCCGTCACGGGCACGGCATCCGAGGTCTCCAGGCCACCTACACGGGCGCGCTGGACAACAAGTTCCGACTGAACGCGGTGGTGGGCGAGATCATCAACTACTACTTCAAGGCGCACCTGCACGAAGCGCAGTCCAGCGAATCGGAAATCCAGGGCGAAGTCATGCAGAACGGCTGCTTCGTCGGCCCGTCGCTGTTGTCGGTGGAGATGAGCCGCGCGGCGGCAAGCCTGCCGTCGCAGGAATTCATGCTGTTCCATCCTAAGCGCGGCAAGACGCACCACTATCGCATCCATCTCGCCGAGGTCGAAGAAGTTCGTCAGATCGAGGTTATTGGACGCAAGTAACATGAGACTAATGATCTGGCTCGTGGTTGGTATCGGTCTGTGGACGGGCGGCGTGTGGTTGCTCAAGCGCCCGCATACCTGGCGCACGCTCATCACGGCGGTCGAACCAATCTGGTACGGGCTACATGCGGCGCGGAATATTACGAAGCTGCAAGAAGCCGGGCGTCGGCAGCGCGCTAAGAACGCTAAGGATGTTCGCCGCGCGCGCTGGTTTGTCGCATTCCAGGATTTTACACGTCTTATTCATTTTCGATTACAATTCAGTGTAGCACAGGCACATAGGGAGATCAAGTTGTGGGCGGTGTAGTCCGGGACGGTATTCGGGTGATCGAATGTAATCGATGCCCGGAATTGGTTCAGAGTCGGAATTGTATTGTCGGGGGGCGCGGGCCTCGTCACGCCAAGATTGCGGTTGTTGGGCAAGCCCCAGGCCGCGAGGAGGATAATTGTGGTGAGCCGTTTGTTGGCCCCGCTGGGCAGACGCTTCGCAATTGGTTGATTGCAGCGGGATTTGATCCGAAGAAGGATGTGTATTATACGAACAGCACTCGTTGCGTCGGCCCGAAAAATGCCGATGGTAAAGAGCGCGCGCCGACGGCGGACGAGGTGCGCAACTGCCGCAGCTTCTTACTCGATGAGTTAGAATGGGCCGACCCCGATCTAATTGTTCCGGTGGGCGGAGTCGCTTTAGAGAACTTGTACAACGAGGCGAAGTTTGCTGGCGGCCAGCCGCTGCCGATCACGCGGATGCGCGGCGCGGTATTGTGGCAGGAGGAGTTAGGCAAGAAGATGGTATCCTCCATCCATCCAGCGGCCGCCTTCCACGTGTGGAGCAATGAAAAGTACGGCATCGCCGATCTCACGAAGGCCCTGAAAGAGAGCAGACAGCCCGACGTCTTCGACGACGGCATCGGCAAGTATACGGTCTGTCTTGATGTAGAGAGCGTCGAGCACCTGGCTGATCTCGTTGAGGCCGAGGCGGGTGTGCTCTCCCTCGACACCGAGACGACTTCACTGGACTGGCAGACCGGCAACGTCTTGTGCGTCGGCGTCTCCTGGCAACCCGGCACCGCATATATTGTGCCGGTGCTTGGATTGGGGGCCGAGGAGATGTGGTCGCCCGCCGATAAGAAGCGCATCATCCGCGCCCTCCGCCGCATCTTCCAGAGTGACGTGCCGAAGATCGGACAGAACATCCGATTCGACGAGCTATTCCTCGCACACGATCTCGAAATTTACCTCAAGAACGTCACGTTCGACACGATGCTTGGCTACCACCTGTTCAACGAGGAGGCGGGCCACGCCCTGGAAACGCTGTGCAACCTCTACACAAATATGGGTGACTACGGCCGCGAAGCCGCCGAGTACAAGACGCACATGGCGGATTGCCCGCTAGACATCCTCTGGAAGTACCAGGGCGCGGACGCTGACTGCACGCTGCGGGTGGCGATTGAAATTGACAAGCAGTTTGACGCCGAGCCGAAGCGTCGGTGGCTGTTTGAACACGTCACCATGCCGCTCTCCGAGGCGGCTATGCACATGGAGGAGAACGGCGTCCTGGTCGATGGGGAGAAGGCCGAGAAACTGGTCGAGACCTACGACGCACTGGTAGTGGAGCAGCGTGCCCTGCTGGACGCCATCCCGGAGGTGCCGGAGAAGTTCAATCATCGCAGCGACCAGCAGAAGCGCAAACTCCTGTTTGGCGAGCGCTCCGAAGGCGGGCTGGGCCTGGAGCCGTCGGGGATCGTTACGGACAAGGCCAAGCTGCCCAGCGTAAAGAGGGAAGCGCTAGAGGAGGTCGGCGTAGACGCACACCCGATCATCCCCATCCTGATCCGGCTGGCGGGGCTGGAGCAGATCATGAAGACCTTCCTCAAGGGCGCGAAGCCAGAGACCCGCGAGAAGTCCAAGAAGGGGCTGCTGAACAAGATTTCGAAGGTCGATAACCGGCTGCACACCAACTACCGCGTGGACGGCACCGAGACGGGCCGGTTGTCGCACAGTCCGAACATCGCCAACGTCGTCGGCGAGGGCAAGTCCGAGGAGGGTGCACCGATCCGCGAAATCTTCATCGCGCCGCCCGGCCGCGTATTGCTGTCCGCTGACTATTCACAGATCGAGTTGCGAGGGCTGGCGTACATCGCGGAGGATGAGCGACTGATCGGCGTGCTGGAGACGCCAGGGGCGGACGTGCACGACTTCGTGGCCCGGCGGCTGTTCAATGTGCCGGAAGGCACGCCCGTGACCAAAGAGCAGCGTCGTCAGGCGAAGACCTTCAACTTCGGCCTCGGTTACGGGATGACCGAAGAAACGATCTCGAAGCGGTTGGGCTGCTCGAAGGAACGGGCCGCCGAGCTTCTGGATATGTACTTTGGCATTGTCGAGAAACTGCCCGATTACTTCGCCAAGCAGCGCCGCACTGTCCGCAACCGGCACGAGGTCTACAACATCTTCGACCGTCGCCGCCTGTTCTGGGGCGTAGAGACGATGAAGCATTTCGGTGGATACAAGCGGCAGATGGGGCACGTCTATCGTGAAAGTTATAACTATCCTGTCCAGTCCAGCGCTTCGGAAATTCACTCGCTTGCCACTATCCGACTTGACAAAGATGAGTGGTTACGTTACCATAAGGTATTGATTGTGGCCTCTATTCACGACAGCGTGATGATGGAAGTTGACATTGACCAGGCGGAGGAGGTAGCCCGTTACGTCCAGAAGGTCATGCAGGACGCAGCCTACGAGGAGACTGACCGTGTTGGACGGCCGTGGATCGTGCCGGTGGACGTAGAGTGGGGGCCAGCGTGGGAGGACGTGAGCCATCACCTTACTCAGAGCGAGCAGGTGCACAAGGGCGCGCCGGATAAGTGCCAAGTGTGCGAAGGGGAGGAAAAGGTCGCCGCATGATCAGTGATGAATATGCTGCCGGTTTCTTCGACGGCGAAGGTTGTGTTTATGTGGGTCGGCAAAAACGATCTGATAGACCTTCGGGGCCATCATATCTTTTGAAGGTGCAAGTTGGTCAATCTGAACCTGCGGTGCTTCGGGAACTTAGGCAACGTTGGGGTGGCACATTGAGTCAAGAGAAGCGTCGCCATATGTGGGTATGGCAGATCATGAGCCAGAAGGCCGGTGCATTCCTTCGGGATATTCATTCTCATACGCGGGTTAAGTCTGAGCAAATTGCCGTGGCGTTGGACTTTTTGGCTAACAAAGGGGATAGTCGTCGTCATACAGGAAATGCGCGGAGTGCGCCCCGAACGACGCCGGACGAAATTGCTCGTCGGGAGTGGTATTATAATGAATTGCGCCGTCTCAAACGGCGTGGTAGGACTGCCGCATGACGAGGTGGGTTAGATGACCATTCTAAGTTTCTTGCAGGATCGGCGTGCTGGCTTCATTGGGCGCTGGCACGCTCGCCAGACCCAGCGCCAGGAGTCGCTGGCCGAGCACCACTATTTCGTGCTACATGACTCTCTGGTGATCCTGGACGCGCTGCGACACTACCGTATCTTCGAGAAGCTGGGCCTGGAAGAGCCGGATGAGCTTCAGATTCTTCTGATGGCGCATTTCCACGACGCGCCAGAGTTCGAGTCTGGTGACGTGTCAGGTGCGGCGAAGCGCGACTTCCCCGATCTGGCCCGCGCTGTCCATAAGGTGGAGCGCAAGATCGCGGACAGTCTGATCTTTTCTGACCTACCTGATACGATGGCGGCACGCTATCGCGCCTGCGTTCGGCAGATGGTACACCAAGAGTACCGAACGCTTGAGCAGCAGATCGTCAAGTATGCCGACAAGCTGGAGGCCCTGCTGTTCGCTGAGACTGAGGTGAAGATCGGCAACACGCTAATGGCCGACGTGGTGCAGCAAGTGCGTGCCGAGTTGCACGCGCTCACGTGGTCATGGCTCGTGGAGCTACGAAAGGAAACGGGCCTGCCGTGATGAAGGTTTATCTGGCTGGCCCCTTGTTCTCAGAGGCAGAACAGCGATGGTGCTGCTACGTTAGAGACCGGCTGGGAAGTGAGGCCGGTGTTGAGGTCAACTGGCCCTTCGACAGCGTGGTGAAGCTGAACTTGGAAGGAAAGAATCCGGCCGAGGTGCAGAAGATCATCGCGGAGGACTGCAAGCAGGGGGTGAAGGACTGTGACATCCTCGTGGTGTTGCTGGACACGATCCCCACGGATGATGGCACGGCGTTCGAGCTTGGGTACTTGGTGGGGCTGGGCTACCGGCACGTGCCGGTCGTGGGCTTGCGGACTGATGTAATCAGGACTTACGGGGACTCGGCCGCGCCGCTGAACGCAATGGTCGGTGCTCATGTAACGATCTTGTGCAAGACCGTAGACGAGCTTGTGAAGGCGATCCAGCGCTTCGGAAGACGGCCATCGTGCTAGTTGACGTTCTGGGCGCGGCGGCTACGGTAGGTCTAATCATGTTCTACATCCCACAGGTCATTGCCATGCACCGTGCCAGGGAGTTGCGTGGGTTCAGCCTTCCAGCGTGGGTGTCACTACTCGTGGCCGTGATCTGTCTGACGCTCGTGGGCCTGCTCGCCGACTTGAAATTGCTGATGGCGGCCAACGTAGTGTCTACCGTCGCAGTCACATATGCAATCGTGCAGATTGTTCGAAAGGGTTGATTATGGCAGCACGCAAGAAGAAGTCGCACACCCTCACGGTCACTAAGGAAGGCGTGTTTCTTCCGTTCACGGACATCGCGGCACGGGTGGCTATTCAGCATTATGCTAACCTGATTGCCCAGCGCGACCCGCAACTGTTCCAGGACTTGACGGCGGCGGTTGAAGCGGCCGGGGGTTGGGGTGATCGAGAGCTTAATGAAGCGCTCGCGCCGAAGGCGGAATAGGAATGAGTTTCAGGGTAAAGTCTTGCGGCAAGGCCCATCCGTGGTGTAAGGAATGTCGGCCGGATATTGCGCCGTTTGGTGGCCGTCCCTTCCGTCGTCCGAAGGGATCAACTGGCTACCCACTCACGGAGGCGACGAAGGAACGGATTGGCGCATCTCGGCGCGGCGGGCCAAAGGAGCCACGGGAAGCCCGAACGCAGGTTTCGTATCGACGGGCCGTAGAGGACTATCTCGGATTGCGTTTTGATCCCAAGCGCGAGGTTGTCCATCATATCTTAGAGAAAGGACGGGGTGGAGACTCCATTAAGAATCTGGCCGTCATGCCGCGCGTAGTCCATCAGGCCGTCCACACGTTGGAGCGGCATGGCGTCATCGTTGATGTTGAACCGTTCATGGCGACGACCATCAAGCGTCGCATCGAGGGCGGGGATGCTTATTCGCCCTTGGCTGAGAAGATTGCGGAGACGGTCTATCTACCGGACGAGAGCGGTGTAACATTCTCTCGCTGGGGTAAGGGCAATCGGAAGCTCGGCCCCGACGTGTATGCTTACTCGCGCAAGCCTGGTCTACCCGATGAGGATGGTGGAACCTGCCCAGCCGCATCTGACGATTGCTTGTCAATCTGCTATGCCTTCCGAATTCGCCAGAACGTGGCCCTCTGGTGGGTCTATGAAGCCAACAGTCGGAGCGAACGGCTACCAGGGGACGAAGACCCGCTGCCGCCGAACGCCAAGATCGTCCGCATCCATGTCAGCGGCGACTTCTCCTCGGTCGAGTATATTGAGGAGTGGATTAGGCTGGCCGAGAGCCGCCCGGAGGTGGCCTTCTTCACTTATTCTCGCTCGTGGAGGATTCCAGAATTGCTGGCGTGTTTGGAGCGCTTGCGGGCCTTGCCTAACGTCCAGTTGTTCGCGTCGATTGATAAGAGCATGACCGAGTTGCCGCCCCCAGGTTGGCGGCGCGCCTGGCTGGAAGACGATCTGCGCGCCATCAGTGGCGGCGGCCCCGGAGCCGAACAAGGGTTGGACTTCTGGCTTGGTGAAGGCCAACAGAACTTCACGACATTTGACGGGCAGCCGGCCTATGTTTGTCCAGAGGAGACGGGTCGGAAGGCTAACTGCCAAAGTTGTAATTTTTGTATTCGGGGAACTTGCAACGATGTCGTATTTCTGTTACACTAATACGGTATGGCCCCTCCAAAGAAACGCTATTGTCCACGAGGACATGATACCCTTATTGTTGGCCGCTATCCCACTGGCCGATGTAAGGGTTGTACGGCTCACTTTCACGGCAAGATGCTAAAGTGGCAGCGGGAGGTAAAGCTCTGGGCCATCGCCTATAAGGGCGCGTTCTGTAAAGACTGTGGCTTCGATTTCGAGGGACGCCCGGAGTGTGCCCAGTTTGATCACCGGAATGGTAGAAATAACGTTCCGCATGGCCAGACCATCACTCGTATGAAACGCAATCGTATGGTAGTGGAACTCGATCTGTGCGATTTGGTATGCGCCAATTGTCACGCCATCCGCACCCGTAAGCGATTAGCGGACAAGGGAGAGAACCGTTAACTATGAGCAGAACTATTCGAGTGGTTGATCTAAGTGAATGGACGGGGCCGGTTCCCGTCGAGAACGCCCGCTGCATGGCCGAACGCCACAATGTCCAGGGAGTGATCCTTCAGGCGTGGGGCAGCGGGCATGTACTTGGCCGCCGCAACGAATACTTCCATCAGGCTGTTCACGCCTTCCGTCAAGCTGGTATCTTCAACATCGATCCGTACATCTGGCCGCCGAGCGACTGGCGTGAAGCCCTTGACTGGATCGAACCCTCCAAGCAGCATATGTCCGGGGCCGTATACCTTGATGTTGAGGCCGGAGCAGGTGTGAATGACGACATCGTGAATGGTGTCGAACAGGCAGGCCGGGAGCCGCGCATCTATGCGTCGCCTAGCTCATGGGCCACAATCATGGGCGACACGGCTCGGTACTCCGACCGCAAGCTCTGGCTGGCCCGCTATCTATTGCGCTACCAGCGGCCGGATGGATTCTACTATCCCGGCTTCGATGCCGCATTCCCTAAGTACGCGCTCGGCAACTCTCGCATTGGCGGCTGGGACATCGATGACCTGGTGGGCTGGCAGACGACCGGCACCGTCCCGGACTTCTGCGGCGAGAGCGTCGACAGTAACGTCTTTCATCGGAACGCATTCAAGCAAGAGGAACAAGAGGAGGGCGACATGAAGCCATTTTTGGCATGGGATAAGAATCGAAGCCGCATCTATCTGGTCGGGCCTTGGGGCGCTCGGTGGATCACTGAGGCCGAGGACGTTGCGAAGTTCGAAGCGCTCTACGGCGATCTCAACATCGTGCTCCGCCGAACGACGCTGGACGCTCTGGATCGGTAGTATGGGGAAGCAGATCAAGAACAACGTTCTAAACGACTTAGATACCCAGGAGTGGGTGAAGCGTTTGCATTCGGTGCAAGAGTACGAGTGGAAGGTGCCGTCGGAGCTTCGGAAGCACCTGAAGATGGGCGTCCTCACTCCGCCGCCCCTGGCCGCCGACATTATCCGCTTCTTCACCAAACCCCATGCTGAGGTCTTCGATCCATTCGCCGGTGAGGGCGGAATCTTGGTGGGCGCGGCGATGGCTGAACGTCTGGGTGCTGGCTGCGACCTGTACGCCGAGAACCGCGAGACGGCGGCGAAGGTCGGCGCGCACTACGGCTTCCCACCTCCTAATGGGTGGGGAATGATGCAGGCCGATGCCGTGGACTGGCTGCGCTGGCTGGTCGAAGAACGCAACGGTGCTGAGACCCAGGACTTGATGTTCACCGACCCGCCGTGGGGAATCAACCACGGCCGCACGCTGGACAAGGGCGGTGCAGTGCCGTTCAACATGGTCAACCTCGGCGGTACGGATAAGCCGGACATCGGCACGTTCAAGGAGTGGAACTACTTCTATCAGTACATCGGCCAGGTCGCCCACTACGCCGATAAGCTACTCAAGCCCGGCGCTTACGCGCTCTGGTGGCTCGGCGACCGACATCGAGGCGGCAAGTATCGCGTGGTTGGTGCCGAGGCCCAGGCGTACATTGAGGAGACCAGCGGCCTCCGGCTCAAGGGCGTTCAGCACTACATCCAACGGCCGCTGAACGTTCGCCGCCAGGTGTTCGGTTGGGGCCGTGCCTATGTACCTCTTGTGGATCACTTCTCGCTTTATATCTATAGGAAGGAGCCAAGACGATAGTGGAGACGTTGCTGGCCACGCTCTGGTTCTTGCTGCTCGGCCACGATAAGGATGACGAGGAGGAAGATTAGGAGCTATGAATCTTCTTGAGCGCTGCCTGGGCCTTGTAGCTCCAAGGTGCAATTCGGGTAAGCAAATCTACGACGGACAAAAAGCGGCTTACGTACCATTGTTTTCCTTTTCGCAGATTGCTCACCGATCCGCCTCCCGTAAGCTCTTGGAGATCGTAGGTCAGTCGCGGGAGCGTAGAAGCGTAGAATCCGATTACCCAACTACGGGGGCGGCAGAGAGCAACCCAACCATCCGTATCAATCATCCGACCGACCTGGGCCGCCTCGATGTCGGTCATCTCCTTAATTTCGGACGGCTTGCGCGGGCCACATGCTCTTGGGCGCGGGTGTCGTCGCGGGCTGCGGCGGGAAGTCTTTAGTGGATCACCGTGCTTCTTCCAACGTTGGTAATGTGTATTGCACCACCCACGAGCGCGGGCCGGATTATCACAATCAGGAATTGCGCATTTGTTCATCATATGTTATTATAACATAGAAGCGGCCATAATGAAAGGAGAAAACAATGCCCTACATTCCAGTTGAGTCGGTGGAGTCATCCAACATCGAGGCCATTGGCTATCATCGGCAAACGTCGACGCTTCGTGTCATCTTCCGTGGGGGACGGGCCTATGATTATCCCATGTGCCCTGAGACGGAGTACAAGCGGATGATGGCGGCCGAGTCGAAGGGCAAGTTCCTGAACACTCGCATCAAGCCCATGTACGCCTATTGCACTCCCCGGCCGGAAGAGCTAGAGCCGCCGAAGGAGCCGTGCTGCAACCACCCCGACAAGCCATGCGACAACGACTGCGGTGTCTGCGGCCCCGGCTGTTGTCCGAAGGAGTTGGCGCGAACGGGACAGTCGCTCGCCCACGGCCTAAAGCGGGGCAAGGAATTGATTGAGGAAACGCGGGCGACGGCCGCAAGCGGCGCGCCACCAGCGCTTCCTAAGACGGCGGAGGGCGAGGTCGATCATTCGGCGATCCCCGACGCCACGCCCGTGCTGGAGAAGGCGCTGGAGGAAACGACCACGCAGGCGGTGTGTGAGCACCCCAACAAGGAGTCGAACACGGACGGTTCAGTTGTCGGCTGCGCTGACTGTGGCGCTGATCTCACCCCGTATGAGCCGGAGATCGAAGGAGGCACGCCCGCCGAGGAGAACCCGGCGGTGATCGACACGGTATGTCGATGCTGTGGCAGGGCGATCCGCGTCCCGGAGGAGGACGCCGTTGACCTGTGTGGCCTGTGCTTCGGCGGCAAGGGCGGTGATACCGACGATCAGTGCACGGCTGAGCACACGTTCGTACCCGGCCGCTTGTCACTGAAGGATTGCCCGCATGGTACGGACGGCCGTGACTGCGAGGAAGGCTGTCCGTGCACGTGTCATGAGTCCAAGGCAGAGGACTAGGAGGTAGAGTGCAAAATGGCATCCATGATCAAGTTGCTCCGGGCGTCATCACTTGATGGCTTGGAGCGCACCATCAACGATTTCTTCGCCGATACGGCCAAGGATGCGCGCGTCGAAGTCGATCTCGCAGGCGGGATCACCTTCGCCAATGACGAGTACATCGCTCCGGTTCGGGTGAGCGCACCACACAAGCGCTCGTTCACTGCGGGCGGCGGGGAAAGCGAGTAGTCGTCTGACACGGTATAATGGGGCTGGAGGTCCTCGATGCGTGAAGATATTGTCCGGGCAGCGTTCAGCTTCTTAGCAGCGGCCGTGACGCTCGGTATGGCCCAAGAGCACTTCGTCTGGGCGCTAGAGCGGCGGCAATGGTGGCGTGTTGGTGTTGCTTATATTCTTGCTTCCTTCGCTATGCTCGAAGCCCACTTCGCATGGCGGCGGGGCGAAAAGCTGTTGGGGTTGACTGATGGCCCCGACTAGAAAGCGGCGCTGTTTGCGGGGCCATATCATCGCCAATGTCGGGAGAACGTCTAGTAGAGAATGCCGCGAATGTGTACGGGAGAAGGATCGAAACCTAACGCCTATTCAACGATCATCCCGGCGTGAAGCGAGACGGAGATGGCGACGCCGACAAAAAGTTTGGGCCGTTGAGTATAAGGGAGGCTCCTGTGTCGATTGTGGTTACGGATTCGCTGAGCATCCAGAGGTTGCCCAATTCGATCATACTCAAGAGCGCGGCGTTCCGAATACCATCTCCATTACCAGAATCAGTAAGGCCCGACTACAGACTGAGTTAGATAGGTGTGATTTGGTGTGTGCTAACTGCCACACCATTCGGGAATATCGTCGAAGGGACGAGAATTAGTGCATGAGTGAAAAGCGGGGCGTCTCCCTGTGGCTGACTTCCCATCTTGAGAAAGAATTCGGAGCCTACGTCGGGGTTGATGAGGTTGGCCTCGGCTGCTTCGCAGGCCCCATCTTCGCTGCCGCCGTCGTCATCACCAACTACGATTGGCCGGAGGTCGACCAGCTAGGCGACTCGAAAGCGATTGGGCCGCGCAAGCGCACCTTCCTCGCCAAACGCATTAAGGAAGAATGCAAGTGGGCCATCGGCCGCGCTGAGGTTACGGAGATTGATGGACTTGGTATCCGCGCCGCCCACGCCAAGGCTATCGAACGCGCAGTCGCCGGTCTCAAGCGCAAGCGTGTGCCTATCCCGGCCGTGGCCATCGACGGTGACGCCTTCGACATCGAGCTACGCGATCTGCCCGTTCGATTCATCCGTTACGGCGATACGCTCATCCCTTCCATCTCCGCCGCATCCATCATCGCCAAGGTCGACCGCGACCTGCACATGGTCGAGTTGGCCAAGGATTTTCCGATGTACGGTTGGGAACACAACGCCGCCTACGGCTCCCTAGACCACAAGGCCGCAATGGAGAAGTATGGACTCTCGCCACATCATCGGCGCAGTTTTCGGCCTGTTGGACGGATTGCTCATAAGCTGGGTGATTGTTGTGATGCTAAACGCGCGGCCTGTTGTTATATGTTTTTTGACAAAAAACCAAGGATGCGGTAGAATGATTGCATGAGCAGAAATCGTTCCCGTGAGTGGCGAGAGACCAAGCGCGCTGAGGGCCTATGTGCCCGTTGCGGAGTTGAGTTGGCCCTACCTAACCGTACTCACTGCGAGCGTTGTACTAACAAGCGTCGCCGTTGGCTGGAGGTCAGGCGCACGAAGGGCCTGTGTGTGCAGTGTGGGGTTGGGTCGGCCACGCGCAACCGCGCTTATTGTGAACAGTGTACCGACAAATATCGTCGTCGGCGAGAGGACAAACGTGTGAAGGGCCTGTGTATGCAATGCGGGTATAAATCGCCTCGCGCTGGTCTAACGACTTGTCAGTCTTGTGCCGATAGGCGCAGTCGCCAGCAGAAAGAGAATCGTATCAGTACTCGGCGGCGGCACCTTATCAAACAATATGGCCTTAGCCTTGATGATTATGATCGAATGTTCGGTAAGCAAGGTGGTGTTTGTGCGATCTGTGGCCAGCCGGAGACTCGTCGTTATCGGGGTGAGATTACTAATTTGGTGGTAGATCACGATCATAAGACGGGCCGGATTCGTGGCCTCCTTTGTTCTCGATGCAATGTGCGGCTTGACGAACTAATTGGTGATCTCGATTGGCCCAAACGAGCTACGCAGTATGTGGGGATCGTGCAATGAGGTTGCCTATCCGGGTGAGATTGCGCCGTGACGATAAGGTCACGTCCGAGGATGCTATCCTGTGGATCGGCGAGCTTCCGCCTGAGTATCGGCGGGGGCGAAACCGCAAGATGAAGAGCCGCAGGCTCAAGTTTGAGAAGCAAGAGCAACAACGAGAGGAGCGAGATGCCCGATCCGATTCTGGTCGCGGTAATCAGTTTGATCGCGGCAGCCGTGATCTGGGTGCTCTGGCCCTGCGATAGGAGTGGGGGCGCGTCACCGGCAGGGCCGGGAGCCGTACCGTAGAAGAAGCGGCGAGCCGACCAGTGGGGGTTATTTGGGGGATGGGGAGGAAAACCAGTCAGCCCGCCTTGTGCCGCACCCCCATCATAGCGCCCGCCAGAGGACTTGTCAAATGAATTCCCGGCAAGAAAAAACTCTCTTTGAAAGCTATCAATGGGAGTACAACTACATCACCCGTACCTGGGTGGCTCCCAACGGGCGCGAGATCGCCATCGATCAGCTTATAGAGAACACCGGCGACAGTGACGGCGATCTCGCGCTCATGGCCTTGATCGTCGAAAACGGCGTGCGTCAACTATCGTAGCCTGGTATAATAGAGGCCGAAGGAGGAACCAACCAATGTTCGATACGGACAGCCAACCGGACGAAGTGCGAACACGCCCGCCCGCGACATTGCCTAAGCAGGAAGAAAAGGATCGCGCCCCCCTCCTGCTTCCGGCATCACCACGCCGCGCGCCGTTGACGACCACACCCGCGACTGCTCCACACACCCGCTAGCCGATACGCAGATCGGAGGATACAAGCATGGCTGAAGCTGCTCCAACCCTCTTCCATGTAGAGATGCAGGAAGTCATCTATTGGACGTATGCGATTGACGCGGCTAGCAGCAAGGACATCGCGCGCACGCTCGTGGACGACAAGAAGCGTGGCGAGGTCGTTGGACAAAAGCTCGTGTCGCGTCTGGTGACGAACGTGCATCCGGTTACGGATCGGTGCACCGAACAGGGCTGCTACCAGCACTCGTTCGAGGAAAAGGACTAGACATAGGCCCGCTTCCGCTGCTACAATAAGAGAGTCATGAGCACCAGCCGCGACACCGAGGAGGGCCATCGACGTGCCTTGGCAGGACATCTTGACCATCCTCAACACCATCGACACCGCAGCCGGTGGGCTGTTCTTGGTTGCCACTTGGTTCGGCTTCCGCGCCTGGTGGCGTAGTCGCCATGCACAAGCGGGACAGGACACCGTGGAGTCGCCGCGACCGGAAGACCCGCAAGAGGATGCGGCTTCACGGTAAGCGCACCGGGGAGGTCTACAGGGACGTAGTAGAGAAGCAGGTACGCGGCCGCAATCACCGCAAGCGAAATGGGGGAACCTAATGGCCCGAACGAAGACGTCGACCGCCAAGCCCAAAGTCCACGTCCTGACACCGGACGAGCTAGAGCTTGCCGATGGGTTGCATAAGGCCATGTTCGGCAAGGCGACCGCCGAGGCGGCGCTGATCGCTTGTCGCCGCGAGGTCGGACGGCTGACGCAGGAGATCAACAAGCTCGGTTACGCCCGCGCAGTCGTGGTATGGGCCGAGGCCCGTGGTAAGCTGGGGGGCCGTTCATGAACGCACTCAAATGGTTCTGGCACCTGCTGTTCGACACCCGATCCTTCGACTGGCGCACGTCTCGAATCGTCAATGTCTGGGGTTCCTGGCACCCGTACATCGGCTTCGCTTTCGATTTCTTCATCCACTTCGTTCCGCCGCACACGGCCGAAGTCCCCGGTGAGCAAGACATGGCCCGTGGGCCAGAGTTCAAGTTCAGCTTCGCTTTCCTGTGGATCGATTTCGGCCTGACTATCCCGAATGATGATCACCCGGACAACGACATCAAGATTCCGCCGCGCTCCTGTAAGCAATGCGGGCTGGAGGCTGAGCCGATGATGGCCGACCGCTGCACGGGTTGCCGTGAGTTGGCGATCATCTGCACTTGTGCGAAGGCGGAGTACAAGGAGTGTCCGGGCTGTTCCGTAGCGCTAGCGCCAACGGCGGCCCATGCCGAGGGTTGTTATGGCGACGTATCCTAGCCGCAATGGTGTTCGAGAGCATCGATTGGTATGGGAAGAGGCCAACGGCCGTTCCGTCCCGGATGACCATGTGATTCATCATCGGAACGGTGACATCACCGATAATCGGCTGGAGAACCTGAAGCTGATGACTACGACCGCGCATCAGCGTCATCACCATCTTGGTCGCCGTCGAAACGCTGTGACGCGGGCGAGGATGTCGGCGGCTCAGAATACACCCGAAGCCCGCGCGCTAAAGTCGCGGACACACAAGGGCCGCAAGCAGTCGTCACAACAAGTAGTCCGGCGTCAGGCGGCGATGGCCGAGTTCTATGCGGCGGGCGGTCGGTTTGGCCGAATGACACCTGAACAACGATCTGAACAATCCCGAAGGGCCGCACTCGCCCGTTGGGGCCGAAAGGGGTGATTGCGATTCCGACCTACGATTTTAGATGCCTGAGCAGTCAGTGCTCGCGTGATGGCGAGACGTTCGAGGCCCGGCTCCTGATGGCGGAGCGGGACTCAGCCTGCATTCGCTGCCCCACCTGCAACAGTGAGGCCCGTCGGCTAGAGGTGCCGACTCGTGCGCCAATGGTTGTAATGATGAAACGTCTGGAAACTTCGGCGAAGCAAATCCCTGATCGGATGCTTCCATGAGGGCATCGCTCGAACGATTCAGGCGCTTTGGCGTGTGTGACGACAATGACTAGTGGCTTTCAGGCCCGCACGAGCGAGTGGAGATGGCCGGTAGTTGATCTCAACGAGCCACCGGGCGTCCGCACCATTCTCGGCTACGTCATGATCCTCGAACGGCAGACCGAGGGCGGCGCGCCCATCTCCTATCACGTGATGTTCTTGGACGCCGAGGCCAGGCCGCTTCCAAGCCTGGCTGTGGAGGACATGGACGTCTTCTACGACGCGACGCAGGCCGTGTTGGTCGAGATGGGCCTGCGCGCGGTAACGGCCAACCGTCCGGTGGCCGGTGACATTGTCCGCTAACTAATCCCAGCCTGCTGTACGCGCACCCGGAAGTCCAGGTTGAGCGCGATCATGTGCGGACATGGCAGTGCGCCCTGCTCAGCAGCCTCGGCGCCCGCCACGTGCTCCGGCGCAGGTAGTAGGTATAACGGGGTCGGGCGGAGACCTCGCGGGCCAGGCCGTGAATTTCGGCTGCGGTAAGCGCCCTCATACGGCCTCGCCTGTCTCCGCGTCGATGATGCCACGCTCCGCGAGGTCGAAGAACGTGCGGGTCACGAGCATCGTGAAGTATAGCTCGGAGTACGCCCGCTCCTCGCCGTCCGGCGCAGCGTGAAGGTCGTTTGGATCAGGCGGGAACACGCACGTCACCGTGTCACGCTCCGTTGTGATCCGCACCCCAACGCGTTGGAGTTCAAGAATACACCTGTTCAATAAGTTTTGGCTCATGATGTCTCCTTCTCTCGGTCTAGCCGGTCGCTAATCTCATTTACCAAGCAGCCAGAGCACGCCCATAGCCACACGTCCTGGCTGTTGTGGTGCAGGTAGCCCTCGAAGTAGTCGGCTACCAGCCGCCGGACACGGCATAGATCACACCGTGCGAACCACCGGCGATCGGCTGTGGCCGTCCAGGAGTGAACCTCCCCTGCCGGATGTTGCTCGCTCATGCTAGCTCCTATCCTCTCGCACGTGCCCGCCGCTTGCTATCCGCTCCACACCTTCGACAATAACGCCAGCCCTTCCTTCCTCGGTAAGTGTTTTCTTCGTTGAAGCCAGGCCGTCAGTTAGGAGCCAACCCATTATTCCTCCTCCTGGATGGGCCGCACCAGACGCGCATTATGGCTGGGCTTCTCAACCCATCTCTCTTCGGCGCGCCCGATGCGTTCGCCCCGGCCTGTGAAGACGAGATGTATTGCCTCGGTGCTGCTGTCGGCGAATACGTGGTGGCATACCGTGATGCGCCTCACCACGCTAGTCTTGACCTCATATAGTTTGCGTGCCATCTCACCTGCCTAAACGCTGATTAGGGATGGTTGTTACAGGCACTTCACCACCTGATTTGTCCTTGCTTCCAATCCGGGTTCTCCGCCCGCCAATCTCCGAGACGTTGATAGTATTGATGCCTGGCCTCAAAGGTGATAGTAGTAAGCTCCCGTGCCGCCAGCATATCTGTCCCCCATAATGTACAGCGCCCCACCCTGCCGTTGAAATCAGGATATGGATGCAGCGACTCGAACCAGGCATGGAAGGCCCAACGAACGCGCTCTTGCCGCAGATCGGGATCGCCACGCAGCAACGCTTCTTGAATCTTGCCCCACCACATTTGCATCAGTCCAACTACCTGCTCCGGTGGAGGGAAATGATGTGGGCCATCGGCGGTATTGACATAGACACGTATGCGCCGATAGTCTCCTGGCTGGTGGCCTGGCGGCAGCGATAGCCCTTCGGAGAGGACTTGTTGAATCACACGGGGGTGGAGTAGTTGCCCTTGCTCCGCCGCCGTCCGGCAGAGCAGCGTCGCACGCCAGTGATTTGTAAAAGATTTCCCCCGCACTGGCTCCTGCTCAATTAACTGGCTTTGTTGTGTGGCTTCGCACAGAAGTTCGTTCGAGTACATCAGGCGACCTCCACTTGTCGGGCGCGGGCGCGTTCCCGGTCGCGTTTGCTTCGGCAGGTTCGGCACCCGTTAGGATCGCAACTCTTCCGCACCTTGGCCCAGAACCGCTCCTCTGCCCGCATCATAGCTTCTATCCTCCTGGTGCTCGCTTGCGCTTCGGGCGCACGCCGACCCGTCCGCCAATCCGCTTGGGCGTCTGGTCAATGTGCGGCTCCACCAGTCGGTCGGCGTGATAGCCACACGACAGGCACTCACGGTACTCTCCATAGAGGTCGTGCTGGGTTGGCATCATGGCGCCCGCGCATCGCGGGCAAGTCGCCGGTAGATTGCTCATGGCCACATCCCTCCCAGGTAAGTATAAAGCGCGATCTGCCCACCCACGGCGATGACCATAGCCACGAAGAAGATCACGAGCCATATCCAAGCGTTTGCCATGCTTGCCCTCATATGCCTCGGATGAAAAAGATGGCCAGGCCCGCTGTGAAGGCATCACTCTGTCCCCGTTGGATCATTCGGTTGATATGGCCCCACGCCCCAGCGCTTTTGCTCCGTCGGACTCCACAGATCAGGGCATGGAATGCCGCCGTCGCAGAACCGGCAGTCCGGGCACTCGCATTGTTCCGCCCGTCCGCAGGCCGGACAGCGATCCGGCTCCTGGGTGTAGGGCATTGCGCCCTCTGTCAGCCACCGCTTTAACTCGTCGGCAGTCGGGAGGTCGCGGGTGTCTGGGCTACGGTTGATGGACGCCATTCCCCGTTCGTCGTCCCATCGGTATTGGCTCATGCCTTTGGCATCCCGCTGAGCTTGAGGGGCTTTACCAGTTGGATCGGGGTCACACGGGCTTTGCCTGGTTCGATGCCTTTCGGAGTCCTACTATCGCCCGCGTCTCGTAGGACGACGGCAATCCTGGGGACTGCGGCTACGCAAGCTACAAGCTCCGCCTCGGTCACGATGCCCGCTGTGATCGCGGCCTCGGCCTTCTCCCGCTTGAACACCGGCTCGGTTACGGTCACGGTGGCCAAGCGGTCGCCCAGCACCGTCCGTAGCTTGTTCATGTCCGGCTCGTAGCGAATGGCCAGGTCGAGACACAGCAGGCGTCCCTTGTGCGGGCCGTCATCTACATGGTAGGCCGCACTGCCCGGATCGTCGAACAGATCGATGAGCGCGTCTCGTACCTCGCGGCGCGTACTATCGGCGACATCGGCATGGAGCTTGGCCAAGGAGATGTCCTCGGCGTACCCGTTCAGCAGTCGCCGGGCGGCGGCGCTAAACTGCTTGGTTGTGGGTTCGAGTTTCCTGTGTAGCATTGTCGTACCTCCTATCGGATTTTCGTGAACAATAGTTGTCACGTACTCGCGCGCAATAGTTGTCACGTACTCGCGCGCAATAGTTGTCATCCTTTTACCACAGTCAGCGGCGTCAGCCGGTAGCGCGGCTCCACTAGATCAGACTGCGTGGCCATCACCTCGTCGATCTTCTTGTAGCAGTCCGGCATCTCGTCATACTTGCCCTCGCGGACGCCGTAGACCACGTGTGCCATCGACTTGACGGCCTGCGCGCGGGTGATGGTACGGTTCGCTACCTTCCGGCCCATCAACCGGCCCGCTCCGTGGGAGCAAGTGTTGAACGAGTCCGGCGATGACAGACCCTCACCGATGTAGCTGGCGGTGCCCATTGAGCCAGGGATGGTTACAAGGCCCGTGGCCTTGACCGCGCCCGTCCGGTGGATCATCAGGTTCTCACCGGCGTGGTGCTCCATCGCCGCGAAGTTGTGATGGGTGTCGACCGTCAAGTCGATGCCCAAGTCCGGCCATCGCAGCGAACCGAACGCATCGTAGATGGATTCGAGCATTTCGCGCCGGTTCTCCTCGGCGAACGCCAATACCGAGAGGCCAACCGCGAGTTGATTCGCGCACGGGATCGACAATACTACGCTGCCAACCCTGCGTCGAAGCAGGCCCGCAATCGACGGGCGTGGGCTAACCGTATCGCTGGGGGAAAGTAACATTCCCTAGCTCCTCGATGATTTTGGTCAGGTCTGCTGCCAGGCCCTCATCCATCAAAGCGTCCTTAACTCCCACCAGCCGCACTACCGCATTCCCAAGCCGGACACGCTGCGACGTGGCCCGGTTGTACCCCGTTTGTTTACCCACCGTGATCGCCACCGGCAGGTTCCGCTCCGGCGGGTCTACACGTTCTAGCAGCTCGTTGAGCACTCCCCTTGCTTCGTCCAGGGCCGTCAGGGCGCGAAACGCCTGCCGATACTTACCGATCTTTTCGTGCGTTGCGGGGAATTGGGCCGCAATCGTGGCACAGAGATCAGCCATCTCGTCGTAGAGGGCCAAGATTTCCGTGGTCGCCAGGCCCAACGTCTCGGCCAGGGTGCGGGTCTCTTCAACCTGGTTGTACGAAGACATCAGTCACCCCCTCGTGGGTTCGGTGCGCCGCAGCGCACACACTGGCCCGTGGTCTCGTACCGATGGCGCTTATAGCGAACGTCGCCCGCCTTGCACACGCCCAACTTGTGCCAGCCCTTCTCCTCAAGATCGAATGCGTCGATGGCCTTGTTCGCTTCAGCCGTGCCAAACTCGCGGTCGATCTGCGACAGGCAGAGGCCCACGATGTTGTGGGCAAACGGGTCGACCGGCGTGTCCACTATCGGCGCGTACTCGGCGATCTGTAGCCGTAGCTCGTCAAGCGTCTTGGTCATGTTCCTGCTCCTCGAACACGGCCCGCAGCACCCTTGGAGACCCACATTGCCGCCAGGGCCGATGCGGACGTACCCGATTGCGATTCCGCCCCGTAGGACGGGCACCACGATGGAGCGGTGCTCACCGCCGTAGGCCGGTCGCCCTAGTGTGTACTTACCCCGCGTCAGCCGGTGCTTGGCGACCCTCTCCCGAATCTCGCCCAACACATCGATTTGCGCTTGCGTCATCTCTGCTGGCATAGCTATCCTCACTCTCTCTAACGCCCCTGCGGGCGAAAGCGTTACACCATTCAAGCGGAACCTCTAGGGCAAGCTGCGCGACTCGGAACCAAAACGCCAGATGCAGGTCGATCACGACGCAGATCAGGGCCATGCCTTCTGGCACTTCCGTGAAGGCGGTGGGCGGCCCTGCTGCCAGCGTGGTCGCGCCGTGCAGATCGGCCAACTGCTGCGCCTTGCCCTTCGGGTGCGGAACCTCGATGTAGTATCCCATGTACGTTGCTCCTCTCTTGCCCGTGCGGGCCGCACGACTCGTTCAGGATCGTGTGTCCGTTCATCTTGGCGGCTTCGGCTATCTTGTGCTCGTTCAGTGTCTCCCAAGTCGCCAGGATGGCCGCTGCCCACGCTTCAGGGTCTTCGCCGTCGTGATCGACCTCGACATCGACTTGGCCCTCGAAGTGCAGGCGTACCATCTGTGCCATACTAATCACCCTTCTATAGAGTGGAGTCTTCCGGCCCCCATCGCTGCCAGCGAGGGTGTGACTAGCTCCCACGGGCGCGGGTGCTAACTCGCTGGCAGCGATGGGGGCCGGCTTGCTTCGGCTACCTTGATCGATTATATTGAGGCCATGAATACAGAGCAACGCTTCTGGGCCAAGGTTCAGAAGACGTCGACCTGCTGGCTCTGGACGGCCTCGATTAGCGATGGTTATGGCCAGTTCTGGTTTGATGGCCGAATGATTTACGCCCACCGTTGGGCCTACGAGGCCGTTTATGGCCCCATCCCCGCTGGATTGACCATCGACCATCTGTGCCGTATTCGTCATTGTGCCCGCGCAGCCTAGCATCATCACTTGCCCTTCCCGTTGGCGCTCTTAGCCCTTGATGCCTTCCGGCATTCACGGCACCAGACCTTATCCTGATAGGTGTAGGTATTGGCCTCGGTCATCTTGTGAAGACCCTTGGCGCACTTGCCATCCGTGCGTTTGGGCTTGCTGGCCCGTGACCGCTTTGGCCCGGCAGTGGTCTTTCCGGTGCCCTCCTGGCCGACGACCTTGGTTACATCCTTCACACGCCTGCTCCTGCGTGGCCGTTCGCCCGTCGGCTTCCACTGTGTCTCGGCTGTCCGTGTGAGGGACGCCTTCGCATCATCGTCATCGGGCGATTGGGCCTCATCGGCAGTGTCCGCCGTTTCGTCGCCCTCGGACGGCGATGCCGGTTTCGGCTTTCGGCTCAAGTGCAGCACCCTCACCTGGTACGCGCCGAAGGCACTGGCACAGCGGCCCGAACAGAACACCCGGCTGCCCCTCGTCTGATCCGGCTTGGTATAGGCGAGGCCCGCTTCCATATCGCAGCACCAGTGGCAGGCGTGGATCACGTCATCGTACCGATGCGTGGCCATGATCTCTTGCACCCGCCCGTAGTGCTCCTTAAGCTCGGCCTCACTGGCTTCTGGCCCCGGCACGTTGTCCAGCTTGAGGATTGGCAGGGTTGGCTCCGTTTGCTTGACTCGCTTTCGTGGCATAGTTCTCTACCCCCCTTTCCACTAATAGTAGTATCGGCAGGAATCGCTGGCCCTTTAATTCCAATTCAGGAACCTCACGAATTGCGCTGCCGCCGGATGGTTGGTCGTCTGCGCACCGCCGATGTCGACCGGCGGAGTGCGCTGGTGGCCGATGAACGGCATGGCGTTGGCCATACCAGATGGGGCCGATGTTATGACCGGCATATACACCAATAGTGTGAACCGGCAGTATGGCTGAAGATGCGGTTGCTGGCCAAGATGCTCTGGCCCGCAGTCCGAGCATAGCTCGCCGCCCTGCTTCACGATGGCCCCGATGCGGATGGGCGTGAACTCCAAGGCCCGATTAGCAGCCACTTGCCAAGGCCCCTTCCCGCTCTAGCTCGCCAAGCCGTTCCTTGATCGCATCGGCGAACAGGTGTAGTTGGCCCTCCAGGTCGACCAGGCGCATGAGGAATTCCTCTTTGCCTTAGCCGCGTCCAGTGACGCCGCCCGCTTGTAGAAGTCGCGGGAGCCTAACCACTAGGCGTATCGTTACCGTGCGCGTCTCCATCCTCATAGTGCTAGCTCTGGCGGCTGTACGCCTAGCTTGTGTAGCGCCGTCTGCGCCTTGTGCGCGCCGGCTAGGTACTCGGCGCGTGTGCGAGCGACTTGTGCCGCCGTCTGTTGAATGTACGAGGATCGGAAGCTGAACACCCCGCGCAGGTGCAGGGCCAACTCCAGCACATCGATGCTCCCGTCGCGCGTCACCATCGTATTGATGATGGCCGTCGCCTGCTTGGTAAACCTGTCGAGGTCTTCCTCGAATTTCCGATGGGCCCGAATTGTGCCGCGCAGCTTGGCGATGTCATTGGCCTGGGCGATCTCCGCGTACCGTTCGGCGGTCACGATCTGCTGCCGGTTGTTCAGGATCGGCCACTCGTTCCCTTCGTCGACCGTGCCGTCGTCCTTGACGTAACTGATTCCGACGTAGTGAATCGTGCGGTTGGCCGGGCCAAATCCGTAGGCCGTCTTCTCGATGTCCGGGTTGGCCACGACTGCCTTCCGCCAGTGGTTGCGGCTGTAGCGGGCGACGTACACCGTCTGGCCCTTCTCGAATGTCTGTCTTGCCATATCTTGGCCTCCTCTCTTGATTAGTTCGGGCCGGGTAGCCCGTCGCCGATCAGCAGGAAGGAAGGCGGGGCCAAGCTGAGACGACTTGACCCGCTTGGACTGCTGATCGGCGACGGAGCCACCCCGCAGTTGCTCCGTCTCGGCTTCCTTGCCTGTTGCTCCATAGCGTAGAACGCCAGTAGGCGTCTCTTGTTACAGCTAGATTCGATTCGATATAATGAGGCATGGATGCCGCAACCCGATTCTTGGCTAAGGTCGACAAGCATGGGCCGTTCTCTGATCGAGTGCCTGGCCGCTGCTGGTTGTGGACGGCCACAATCGTCCATAATGGCTACGGGCGGTTCTGGTTTGATGGCCGAATGATTTACGCCCACCGTTGGGCCTACGAGGCCGTTTATGGCCCCATCCCCGCTGGCCCCATCCCTACTCCGGGGACAACCTGTACATCCGCCCCGATGGTAGGCGCGGTTGCCGTGCCTGCGGACGTGTGCGCGAACGTGCCCGCCGTGCCGCACGTTACACAGCCCCTCATGCTATCGCCCGTGCTCTAGCCTCGTTCGAGGAGCACGAGGAGCATTGCCAGCGTTCACGCAAGCAGTAGCCGCCTCATGCCCGCCGCTCCATATCCCGCCAGCCTAGATGATCGGCGAATGCTGTCGCCGTGTCCGCCGCATCGCACTCGGCGATTGGTGGGCCAGCAATCATCTTGGCCTCATCCTTCTTTGTCTGCTCCATTTCGGCCAGGATCATGCGCCAGAGTGGAGCCGTCGACGGCACCGCAGCCGTGAGCACGATGGCTAGGTGCTCGGCAGCCTCTAGGTCTTTGCGGCATAGCGCGGCGAAGGCTCGCTCACCGTCGGCAGAGCTACGGGCGCAGATGATGGCATGGACTAGACGAAAGATCATCGGTGTACCGTTCATTAGTGGCCTCCTTCGCAGTGATGGCCTGCCGCGTCGGGGTCGCGGATGGTCAGCGCACGGAAGCAGTCCGCGCACATCTTGGCCCCGCTCACCGGCTGGCCGCATCTCTCGCATGGGTGGCTACCTGCCGCTGAGGTTGGCCTCCCGCTTCAAGTGTCGGTGCATTCCTGCGTGGTTGGCCGCTGTTACCGTCATGCTTGGCCTCCTTCCTGTAGCAGCACGTCCCGCACGCCGATACTCGTTTCGTCGGCCAGGGGATGGACAAAGCCGTTCGCATCCGCCTCTTCAACGGCGTGTCGTATGGCCGCGACCGCTGCCCGGCCAAGTGCTTCTTGACTGCGAGTCGGATCGTCGGTGTCCACCTGTACCGTAACTTCAATGGTGAATTCGTGCATCATCATTGGCCTCCTCTCTGGCGCTTAAGCGCACTCGCTACTGGCCCTGCGGGGAACTTGAACAGCTTGCCGTCTGGCTGTCTGGCTGCCACGATGGGATACCGGCGCTTGCCGCACTTGCGACAGGTGCCCTTGAGATGGTCGCCGGCCCGATTGCCGCTGAGGCCACTGACCCCGCCGCCCCGAAGAGTTGAGCACCAGCGCCTTTGCCCATCAGCCACCGATGCCGTTGGCCCTTCCTGCATGGCCGTCGTGTTCCTGGTTGTCTCATGTCAGTACCCTCCAACTATAGAGTATAACGCAACGCCCCTTCAGACGTTACACCCTCATTAGTAGTATCGGCATTGCCGCTGGAGTCTGAAGGGCTGCAATCGTAGCTAGGAGAGGAGCTTTCCCGCTTGCCAGCCCGCTCATTGAGTCGGGCCACCCTCTTTCCGACCTACTGGCTCATGAGAAGAGGCTTTGGGGGGTTTCCGGCTTTCCGAGGAAGAGGCTTTGGGGGGTTTCCGGCTTTCCGCCCGCCAGCCGAAGTCCCGGCCACCATACTATACGGGCCCGGATAGGGTGTGTGAGGTACGGGTACGATGTGGGGGAAAATGGGTAAGTGTGGCCGGGAGGGGGTGTGCTGTGGCTCCAGCGCCCGCGTATTTGCTCGACCCTTAGCTCCCTGGCCCGGCTCCGACGTACACGTTTTATAATAGTAGTTGGGAAGTCCGCCACCCTGTCTTGGCCCGTGGCCCGTAGTGTAGCTCCCTGTCTTGGCCCGTGGCCCGTAGTGTAGCTCCCTGTCTTGGCCCGTGGCCCGTAGTGTAGCTCCCTGTCTTGGCCCACACGTAGATCGTGGAGCGTGGACGGCCATAGCTGGCCCCGTGGGATGGAATCGGGCCATAGTTGGCCGTCGGTCGGTTGATAGTGCAAAATCGTCCTATCGTGCGCGTACCGGGCCATAGTTGTGAACGCTCGTCAGCAATAGTGTAAATTTGTGAACGCTCGTCAGCAATAGTGTAAATTTGTGAACGCTCGTCAGCAATAGTGTAAATTTGTGAACGCTCGTCAGCAATAGTGTAAATTTGTGAACGCTCGTCAGCAATAGTGTAAATTTGTGAACGCTCGTCAGCAATAGTGTAAATTGAGGATAGACGGCCACGTCTGGCCGCAACTGTGGCTCCCTGCTCCTGTGGCCTGCCTTGGCCCGCCAGGGTGTAACGTTCCGGCATCGGGCCGATGTTCTAAAGATAGGCGCGAAAAAGATCGGCGCGCCCCTTCAGAACATCGGCCCGATGCCGATACTATATATGAGAGGGGAAAACGAACAGACATACAAACCCCCGAAAGGAAGGCACACAATGACACGCCTAGAGCGTTGCACGTTCGATGGCTGCGGCGCGACGATCCTTGCGTCGGCGATGCCCGATCATTGGATCATCGCCTACCACTACAGCCCGCTACTTCCGGCGCGGTCGGTTCGATTCGAGCAGCCGCCGGAGGTACTACCCGCGAACACATCGGTTCGCGTGCTGACAAGTGCTCCCGATGTACTGAACGGCTGGCGGCCGGAAGTAGCGAGCGGTGGGCGGTGGGCATCGTGAGAGACCGTAACGGCAACCCGATCCGCATGAATGAGGGGGTCGCCCCCTCGATGCTCGGCGTCGAGAACGCCCGCTGCGTGGCAGTGCAACACTTCGCTGATCGTCGCCTTCGCTACCTACGGCGTGACCTAGAGAGCGCGGGCGCTCTAGGACGGCTGCCGAACCGGATCGCCCGTCATGTCGGCAGGCGTCGCCCTGCCGCGTAAGTCGCCATTGGCGACGGAAGGAAAGTGCACAACATGGTTTATTTACTGGCAGTGATGATGCTAGCGGTGACGGTCTTCGCACAGTGCGCGCAATTCATGCCACCCATTTACTTCCCTGGCAGTACGGGGGAAGGAACACGCGGCAATTCGCGGAAGCGCTCGGCGGTCAAGCGGCTAGAGGAAGCGAAGGTAGCGCTTGACGCTGCGCTGCCTGCGCGCACGGCCGCGAAGCCGACGCGCACCGCCAAGAAGGTGGCTTAACCCGTGGGCTGCGGAAGCGGCGGTATGAAGAAGGGTGGCAAGGACAAGGAGCAATCTACCCACGCATCTATGAGCAAACAGCAGATGCTTGAGATGCAATATGCTGCCAGGTCGCAGTCGGGCATTACTCCGGTCATCGGCATGGTGTTATTGGCAATGGTGATCTACTCGATCATTGTCATGATTATCTAACCACGCTGCTGGCGGGCAGGCAGTGGTAACGACGGCTACCGTTGTGTGCCGCTGGCGCAGCTTGAGCAGGAAGGCGGGCGCACCGGCGAGATCATCGTAGTCCCTACAAGCGACAGAGCAGGCGGAACGGTAAACTATCACACCGAACCATGCCATGCGCATGACACCACGCTCCCGCCACCATATGCCGACGTGACGCTCTGTGTCGATACGGCTGCACGGGCAGCCGCGCAGTAAACGAACGCACAAGCAACCCGGCGGCGAGCACAAGCGCAAGGTGTGCGCTTGCGCGTCGGTCAACCTACCCCCTTGCTGGCAAGGGGGTCTATTTTTGTGCCTTGCTCCCTGCCCGCTCGCCCATGCGGGGGGTTGTCGGCGAGGGGGATTAGGGGAGTACCAGCCAGAGCCGAGCACAGCGGGGAGCAGCAGCCGACGCGGGCGCAGCACAGCGGACAGCAGCAGCGGCAGGGACAGCTAGGCCGCCCGCCCATGACAGGCAGGGGAGCAGAGGATCGCACGGCTAGCAGGCAGGAGCACAGCGCGCAGTCAGGGTGTCTACGGCAGGGACAGCTAGGCCGCCCGCCCATGACAGGCAGGGGAGCAGAGGATCGCA